AAAAAAAAAAAAAAAAAAAAAAAATAAAACTGTGGCAAAAATACAACACTTGACATACGCCCTTATGCACTCCACATTCGCCCCCATGGGACGTAGCTCAAAACCCGATCAGTGGAGAGCGTGCGGCCGGGGCGAGGCCCTCGCGCCGCAAGATGCAGGACGATTTGGCTCCTGCCGTCCCCACACCTCGAACAGGGCATAGCTCAAAAAATCTACCAGAGCGCTGGCCCCCTTCGAACGGGGATCGCCATGAGATGCGGTTGCAGAGACCGCTGCCCTTCCTTCGACCCACCCCAAAAATCTGGAGCCCCCACCCCATGAGCGAAGTTCCAAAAAATAATTCTCCCGAAAAAATCGCGGCCCCCACAATAGGCCGGATCGTGCACATCTTCGGTGACCCCGCTATATTCGGGGACAAACCGTGCGTTGGCATCGTAGCCGGGTTCTACTTCAACACGCCGGACGACCTGTTCATCAATGCGGCCGTAATGCGCTCTGACGGTTCGATGGTGGTCGGCGGTCTCCAAGGCGTGCCGCACATCAGCGTGCGCGGAGACAGCGCTGTGTGGTGGGACTGGATGCCCTACCAGAAGGGGCAAGCCGCCAAGACCGCAGAGCTCGAGCGCCAGCTTCAAGAAGTGAACCCCATCGCAACGTTCGACCATGGAACCGATCCTACCCTGACAGGTATGGGCAAGCGCGTCGGCGCCGCGGCGGACGCCGGCCAGAACTTGCGCGTTGCATCGTCCGATGGTTTCGGTAAGCTGCAGGCTGGAGCACCTTCGCCGGAAGACGGCAAGCGCTGAACAGAGGATCACTCCTATGGCAAATCCAACCTACACCGGTCGCAGCCACGCGATCGGGTATACCGAAGTCCAGCTGGGCTGGGTCGGCGAGCTGCCCCCTGCCGAAGTGACGAAGATGACCGAGCAGCTGCGCGCCAAGACCCTCACCGAGAACCCCGGCTTCGTGCCGGCCCGGGGCCCGGGGCAGGCGGGAAGGCTCGAATATACCGTAGATGGGGCCGGAGTGATCCACTTCACGCTCTACTTGGGCTTCGAGCCACGCGAGATCGTCGCGGAGCCGCTGGACACCCGTAACCTCAATGCGGCGCCTGTCGCGGAGCCCGGCTGGCCGGCGCCGGAGGACGGGATCACGCCGCTGGGGTACAAGGAAACGCAATTCAACCGGGGCACGTGATGGAGATCGCAGGAGTGAACGCCGAGGCGACGCAGCCGCTGGTCGGCGAGACCAAGACGGTTTTCAGCTACGGCAAGCCGGAAGACTTCGGCGCCAGTGTCGAGCAGGCGCGCGCTGATCAGGAGGAGTTGGTCGGCGTGCCGATGCAGCTCAAGGTCGGCAGCATGCGGCAGACGCACATGATCGACGCGCAGGGGCGCGACGTCTATGAGGTGTTCGCCACGTTCGAGCCGGTCCCGCAGCCCGCACCGCCCCCGGAAGAACTGCACCATGAAACCGTTTAGCCTTCCACAACCTGTCCAGCCGGTGCCCGAACAAAAGGCGGTGCTGGACGTTGTGGCTGTGCTAAAGGACCACGTCGCGTACACCGCGGCCGCGCGCGCCGATACCCGGCTCGCTCGCCTCGAGATCAAGGAGCTGACCGTGAAAATTTCCGAACTGTCCGACAAGGTCACTGCGCTCATCGGCGTGGCGACCACCCTCAAGACCACCGCCGACAGCGCCGCAAACCACGCCGCCGATATCCCGGAAGACGATCCGGAGATCGAAGCGCTGGGCCGGCGCATCGATGACGCCATCGCCGTGCTGCAGGGCGTGCCGCGCAACACCGGGCAGGGGTTCACCCCGGCGCCGTTCGACCCCAACGCGCCCGTCTGAGCTGATCACATTATCGTTACTACTTCCGCCCTTCTTGACAATCAGGAAGGGCGGACCTATGTGTGGTGGACCCAACCACTGGAGCACCGCATGGCAAACACCCACACCTCCGAAGAACCCCGCGAGCACCCCGCGGCGCGCGCCGCCCGCATGGTGAAGGAATATCACCAAGAGACGCTCGAGAAGATCGCCGGCGGGTTTGTGTTCAGGCGGGAAGGCGCCGATGTCAACGCGCAGCTGCGCGAGTTCTGTGAGCTCAACATTGCCGAGTGCGACGCCATCATCGAGCGAGCGAGCCGGATGGACCCTTCGATGATCGAGCCCTCGATGGCAATTCTCGCCGAGGCAATGGCGCCCGCCGATGTGTGAGCCGATCGTCGAGCGATGCACGACGTGCTTCGGCGCCATGCCGTGCGAAGTACATGCGAACGTCGAACAGCTCAATGTCGTCACCAGCCTCGATATCAGCCCCACGTCCATGCTGGCCAAGGCGCACAACGCCGGCCTGAAGGAAGTTGTGATCGTCGGCATGAAGGAAGATGGCACTGAGTTTTTTGCAGCCAGCGTTTCCGACGCAGCCGACAGCATGTATCATTTGCAGCGTGGCATCTATAAACTCAACAAGATCGTGGAGGGCGAATATGAAGACGAGGACGCCGGGCCCGGACGCCCCGCCGCATAAGTTCGAGCGCGAGCAGCGTGTTCAGTATGAAGGCCCCGAAGAGTTTCCCCCGGTGATGGAGGTGGCCGCGCTGCTACCGGGTTACTGCACTACACACGACGCCCCGTACTATGGCTGCGTGCACGGTGGCGACCACTTCACCGTATGCGAAGTACACCTCAAGCCGCTATCTGACGCCCACAAGAGGAGAATGAATTGAACAACCCCAAGCAAGAGCTCGACAACATCGCACGTCTTCAGCAGATGAAGATCAACACGCGGCTGGTGTCGCTAGAAACAGCGCAGAAGCTGATGGCGACTATGGGCTATCTCGGTGTAGCCGGCCAGAAAGCTGATACGGGAAATGCCTGCTGGGTCAAAGAGCCCGGCGCCGTGGACCATATCACCTTGCTCGCGATCGCCACCGATATCGAGAACTACATTCTCGGAAATCTGGAGCAAGAGACCAAGGACGCGCTCGAGGCTGCTGCACAGAGAGCCAACGCTCCACGCATCGTGCGGCCGTAACATGCAGGGCAAGCGGACCCTCGTCGGTGAAGAGCTGCGCGAAGTGCTCGATCTTTATCGATGGGGGGCCCGCGTGTCCGACATCTGTGCGATCTACAACACGAACAGAAGCACGCTCAAGATAGTTGTCGGCCTGCACGGCGTACCGAAGCGCTTACCGCACCGCGCACCTCTTGTGGCGGTGAAGCTGTTTCAATCCAGAAAAGCAAACATCAAGTCCAGCCGGCCGACGATACCCGAGGGCGTTCGGTTCTGGCCCGATGGCCAAGAACCCGACCAATTGCTACGTTCATTTGGCCGTGAGCAACAAGACAAGCGTACTGCAGCGCGTCGAGCGGGTGCGAGTACTCGTTCTTGTCGGGGAGCGGCTTCCTAGTCCCGTTGCGGGTTTTGGCGTAGCGGTATCCGCCGGCGAGACCGCGGATTGTAGTTGGACACATCAGCCTGTCGAGAAGTATAGCTCCCTTGCCGTCGTGCTGTTTGAGTAGCCACGCTTCGACAGCACGCAGCCGCGGCTGCAGGTCGTTGGTCGGTGCCGGCATAGCCTTGAAGCCCATGCGCCGCAGCAGATCGAATTCGCTCTCCTCGTAGAGCGTACTCTTGTGCGTGCCCGACGGATCACCGACGATCAGGATCGGCAAGCCCATGTACTGGGGCTTCATCAGCACCGGACGCAAATTCTGATTGAGGTGCCCCTCGAGCCCGATATCGGTGGCGATGACTTCTTCGAGCACGAGCAGCCGGCCGCGGGCATCCATCTGTGTGAGCACGCTGCACGGGTCGCGCCCGAAGTCCTGCCCGATGATGATGGGTGCAAAGCGGTTGGGGATCAGACCATCGGCGGCATGGAAGTTCGAGCGGAAGCTTTCACGGAAAACGGCGGTGCCGGATGGATCGTTTCCGAACTGCGCGTGCACATAGCGCTTCACCCAGTCGGGGTTTTTGTTGCGGGCGAGGCGCTCGTAGTAGAGCCGCCCCTGAGCAAGACGGACTGGATCGTCCACCTCGAGCCTCATAGTATCTTCGGTCTGCGTGAGATGCGCGAGATTTTCTGCGTACTCTTCGAGGCCGCCCGGCTGGATGTAAATCTCCCAGTCCGGCGGCTGGTCGATGTCCATGAACTTGTGCCAGTCACTGCCCTCGCTGGGCATGTTGGTGTCGGCGATGACGCCGAACCACGACGGGGCGCCGAGGTTACCTGACGGGTAACGTCCGCAGCGGCCGGCGATGCCGGCGATCAGGTTGACGTCCATCTCGATGCACTCGGACATCCACGCGCCGGTGAGCTGCATCGACAGGAGGCGGCGCTGATCTTCAGCATCTTCCAGCGGCAAGAGCAGCCATTCGGAGCGCACATCGGCGAACTCGATGATGACCACCTTGTCCTGCACTTTGAAACGCGCGACGGAGTGTAGTTCCTTCATGATGTCTTTGAGCACCGTATCGATCAGCTGTCGCAACGTCTGTCGTACAATGGCGAAGCGGGTGTAGCGATAGCCATCGGGCGCCCGCGCCTGCTCAAGGCACTTGCGGAAAAGCTCGTAGATGCAGCCGGTGGTCTTTCCGGAGCCGACAGGGCCGGCGATAAGCCTCCCGAACGACGCGGACTTCATGAAGGCCGCGACGGTGGGCGACGCCGCGAACTTAATAACTGTCTGCATTTAAACTCTCTTCGAACTGCTGTTCGATTGGTACCTGCGGGACGGGTGGTTGGTCGATTACCTTGTGGGGTAACACCTTCATATATTCGGAAGTGGTATCAGCGCCAAGCTGGATTATGACCTGAACCCGATCTCCCGGGGATACCACGCCGCCAGCTTCGCGCTCGGTATATCCGGCGAGTTTTGCCGCCAGCTCCAGCGCTTTAATTTTGGCCATCAGCGGCTCGGTGCGGTCGTTGAGGCGGGCGTAAAGTTCGGGGAGATACTCCTCGATCATCGCCGCGCTCTTGATCTTGACGCGCCCGTGCGTGTTGGCCGCGCCATCGAACGCCTTGATCTCGCCCTCGAGGATGCGCCCGAACGCCGGTAGCACCTTGATCTCGTCGAACTCCCGCAGGGTCAACCCGTTGTCGAACAGAATGTCCGGGACATCCCTGATGCCCATTGCAATCTGCCGGGCAAGCTTTACAAGCTTAGCCTCGTCGTACACCCCCTGTGGGATGGTAGGGTAGTCCGCCGGAAGAGAGAAATCGCCCATAGGGTGGGTGGCCTTTCAGTTGAAATCCAGTTCCACATAGCATATAGGCAAGGAATGGTCGACACCCTACCCCAGCAAGGCGTGCTTCGCGTGATCCCCCCGGGGGCACTCGACCGCATGGAAGCGAACAAAGCCAAGGAGGCCGCCGCCGCGCAAGACGCCGCGCAGCTTTCCGACGTCACCATGACCAATCTCGCCGGGTACATCCGCACCCAGTTCGAGATGATGCGCAACCATCGCAACTCCACATCGGGCTGGACTGAGCGGCTTATCGAAGCGCTGCGCACCTTCAACGGAACTTATTCGGCGGACAAGCTGAACGAGATCAGGAAGTTTGGCGGCTCGGAAGCATACGCGCGCATCACCGCCGCCAAATGCCGCGGCGCCAGCAGCCTTCTTCGGGACGTCTACCTACAGGCCGATCGGCCGTGGGGTCTTGATCCGAACCCGGACCCGCCGATCCCTGAAAACATCATGGCGTCCATCGAGCAGCTGATCCGCACGGAGGCCGCCACGGTGCAGGCCGCCGGCCAGCCGGTTGATCCCGCGGCGCTGCGCGATCGCCTGAACACCCTGCTTACGGCCGCGCGGCAGGCCGCCAAAAAGAAAGCTGCGGCACAGGCGAAGATCGCGGAGGACAAGATCGATGAGTATCTGGTCGAGGGTGGATTTTACAAAGCACTGGCTGAGTTCATTGCCGACCTTCCCATTTTCCCATTCGCTTGCCTCAAGGGTCCAGTCGTCCGAATTGTTCCTTCTCTTAGCTGGGAGAATGGAACTGCGGTCAGTACGCCCAAGCCCCGGCTCTTTTGGGAGCGTGTCTCCCCCTTTGACGTCTGGTGGACGCCGGGCGCAAGCGATATCGAGAATGCCTCGATCATCGAAAAGTCGCGCCTTTCACGTGCCGACCTGAACGATCTTCTGGATATCCCCGGCTACAACGTCGAGGAAATCCGGGCGGTGCTGGACGAGTACGGCCGCGGTGGGCTGAACGACAACTGGGACAGTGCTGACAGCGAGCGCGCCGTGCAGGAGAGCCGCGAGAACCCGGTACTCAACAACAGCGGGTTCATATCGTGCCTCGAGTTCAACGGCAATGTGCAGGGGCGGTTACTGCTCGAGCAGGGCGTCAGCGCCAAGCTGATCCCCGATGGATTGCGGGACTACATGGTGCAGGCGTGGCTGATCGGCACGCACGTCATCAAGGTGCAGTTGTCGCCGAGCCCTCGCAAGCGGCACAACTACTTCATCACCAGCTTCGAGAAGATGCCCGGCACGCCAGTGGGCAACGGGCTCACCGATATCATTGCCGACCTTCAGGAAGCGGGCAACAGCACGTTGCGCTCGCTCTTGAACAACATGGCGATGTCGTCGGGCCCGCAGGTGGTGGTCAACGACACCAAGCTTTCGTCCGGCGAAGATGGCGACCAGATGTATCCGTGGAAGCGCTGGCACATCGAGGACGATCCGATCAACGGCGGCTCCTCGCAGGTGCCGATCAGCTTTTTCCAGCCGGTATCTAACGCCCAAGAATTGCTGATGGTCTACGACAAGATCAACGGCATGGCAGACGACATGTCCGCGATCCCGCGTTACCTCCAAGGTAACTCCGCGGGCGGCGCCGGACGTACATCGTCGGGCCTCGCGATGCTGATGGCGAACGCGTCCAAGATTTTGCAAACGGTCGCTGCCAACATGGATCGCGACGTGTTTGATCCGCTGCTGACCGGGCTCTACGACATCATCATGATGACGGACACGTCGGGGCTCCTTACTGGCGAAGAAACCGTTCGCGTGATGGGCGTGACAGTTGCGATCCAGCGTGAGACCCAGCGCAGCCGTCAGCTCGAATTCTTGCAGATCACCGCCAACCCGATCGACGTAGCGATCATGGGGCCCGAAGGCCGCGCGCAGGTGCTGCGCACAGTCTCGGAAGGCATCGGCATGCCCGGCGCCGATATCGTTCCGTCCGACGACGTGCTCAAAGAACGCCAGCGTGCGCAGCAGATGCAGCCGCCCCAGCCGGGGCAGCAGCCAGAAGACCCCCGAGGCAACCAAGCGCCGAAGGGTGGGAATGTAACAGGTGACGTTGGTCCCCGGGTGAATATCACCGGCGGGCCGCAATAGGAGCAAGCGATGCCGAGCACAGTGAACAGGCACTTGAACGGGTACAGCGACATGGTGGCGGCCGTCCGTGCGCTACAGGCGTATCTTGGTCGCCCGGTGAGCAGCGACATCGTCCGTGCCGATATGCCGCTGGAGCTCATCAAGCTGCAGACCTATCTGAGCACACAGGTCGCCGCCGGCCAGCCGTCGGGGTTCAAATGGGACCCCGCGAATATCCGGAAGGCGATCGTCGATCACAGCATCCCCGGGACAATTATTGCCTTGCAGAAGGCAGCCGATCTCACGTAGTGAGCAGTAGGGCCGCGGCCCGCAACAGGAGAGAGCGATATGGCAGGTGGTGGAAAAGGTTCGTCCAAGGTCATCAGCAAGGGCAGTATCCCGGGCGGTGGCGGCAAGGGCGGCTCCGGAAAAATGTTCGGCAGGCAGACGGTGGGCACGAAGACGCCCGGCGTGACCGGCAAGGCTGACAGCGGCGGTGGCGGCAAGTTCGCCAAGGGCGGCTCCGGGAAAATGTTCGGCAAGCAGCATGCATCGGCGCGCAAGCCCGGGATCACGGGTAAGTGATGGCGAAATCACCCCCGAAGTTCGTCAAGGGCAAGGACACCAAGAAATTTCCGGCCAAGAAGCCGGGCGTTTCGGGCGATAGCCCGAAGGATCGGAAGGCACTCGCTCCTCCGAAAAAGAAGAAATAGCATGGCCAAGACATCGAAGCCGAAGCTCCTGACGAACAAAGGCAAGTCGCCGCTGATGAAGGCTGGCGTTTCGGCTTCGATGAAGAGCAAGTCGCCCCTGATGCCGGGGCAAAAGAAGGACTACTCCAAGAACAAATTGCCGGAGCAGGCGTTTGCAATCCCGGGGTTCGGCGATACGGGGCTCACCGGTGAAAGCTAAAATCATTCAGAATGCGGGCAAGGGCTCGCGCCAAATTCTGCCGAGTAAGAGCGCGGTGAGTAAGATTGTTCGCGGCCGCTCCTCGGTGAACTACTATGCAAAGGCTGGTCCGAATGTCGTGCAGAACGGCCCAAGCATAACGGGGAAGAAGCCGTGAGCATCACGCCTCCTAAACCGAAGGACAACCTTGCGCTCGCCGCCGCCCGCTTGTCGAAGGCCGCGCCGAATACGTGGGGAGAATTTACGGAAGCACTCGTAGCCTTCGCACGCGAGCGTTCCGACGCCTGTGTACTTGCGCAGGCAGATAAGGTACTACTCGCGCAGGGGATGGCTCGCCAGTGCAATGAGCTGCTCGCCCTGTTCACTGACGCAGCAAAACTCAAATAGGAGCCAGACCATGGGTACCAACAGCCCGTACTTCCCGGACAATGTCCGGTGTGACGAAGAAGCCATCCAGTACCTCGGTATGATGGTCTCAGCAATGAAGTCCCAGACCTACGTTACCAAATCCGGCGCCGGCCCGTTCACCTTGACGGGTGCGGAAATGGTCGGCACGGTCGTGCAGTTCTCGGGCAGCACCACCGCCGTTGTTCTGAACACCGCCACCGCGGCGCAGATCGTGGCGCAGATGCAGGCGCTGGACGCCAATGCCGGTATCGGCTCGACGGCAATCTTTGCTGTGATCAACGACAACACCTCCTCGGGTGCCATCACGGTGACCCCCGGCACTGGCGTCACCGTCGTCGGCGGCGGCACTCCGGCCGTGGTAGCGATCGCCACCAGCCGTCGCTACCAGATTAAAATCCTCACGCTGACCACCGTGTCGCTGACCGTCATCGGCGCGTAACTCGTTCCTCCCAGACTATCCCCGGGCTACGGCCCGGGGCCCTTTATAACCGGCGGCCTAACACCCGCCCGTACCGTCCGCACCCGAAACGCGTGCCGACATGGAGCTGAATATGGCCGACATCATCACTGCAGCCAGCCTGCGTGCAAATCCCAACCCAATCGATCCGGACGTCAAGGTCCCCGCCGCGGTCCGCCGCGCCGCCGAAGCAGCAGATGCCGCACAGCGCGCTGCGTATCCGGGACAAGCCGAAGAGCCTGCGCCGCCCGCGCCACCAACCAATCCTGACACCATCAACATCGCACCGCCTTCTCCGCCCCCTACTCCCCAGCCGCCCGCGCCGCCGGTTACCCCGCCGGGTAATGAACCGACCCCGCCGCAGCCGACCACTGGCAGCGCCGAAGATTGGGCGCAGAAGTTTCGTTCGGCGGAGGGACGCCGCCTGAAGCTGGAGCAGCAGCTCGGTCAAGCGCACGATCGCATTGCGCTGTTCGAAGGTGAGCTCAATGAGCTGCGTGCCCGTATCAACGCGGCACCGGCGCCGACACCTGCGCAGACCCGGCTTGTGACTGAGCAGGAGGAGAATGAGTTCGGACCTGAGATGCTCGACGTCATGGGGCGTCGGGCCAAGGAGAGTATTTCTCCGGAGCTTGCAGAGCTGCGCAGCATGATGAACACGCTCGCAAGCAAAGTGGATGGAGCCACTACCGCGGTCACGCGCAACGCGCGCGCCGACATGCTGAAGGATTTGGATCGCGATCTTCCTGAGTGGCGGCAGATCAATATCACCGATGAATTTAAGGCGTGGCTGGCCTTGCCAGACCCGTATTTCGGTGCTAGTCGTCACAGTGCACTTACCAAGGCATACGAGCAGAACGACACTGCGCGCGTGCTGAACTTCTTCAACGGCTTCGTGTCTGATTTGGCTGCATCGACCCCCGCGACCGATCTTACTGTTCAGCCTGCGCCCGCTCCCCAGCCGGCAAGGCCTACACTGGAAGCTCTAGCGGCACCGGGCAGAGCCAGAACGTCGGCGCAACCCAATGCCCCGGCTGAGAAGCAGATCATCACCACGGCCGACATCGATGCGTTCTACGCAGCAGTGCGACGCGGTGCCTACAGAGGCCGAGAGGCGGAGCAGGCATCGTTGGAGCAGGAGCTGTTCGCAGCGCAGCGGGAAGGCCGAGTTCGGGCCGCATAGGCCCATCTTCTCAGCATAAGGGCTCAAAGCCATGGCGTTTCCCGTCGCATCAGGCGTCACCACTCCTCCGATCTACCCCGCCGGTTCGGCGGGCAACGGCCTCTCCGGTTCGGGCTACATCCCCGAAATCTGGAGCGGCAAGCTCATCGAGAAGTTCTACGCCAGCACCGTGCTGGCTGCGATCTCGAACACCGACTACGAAGGCGAAATCAAGTCGCATGGCGACAAGGTGCACATCCGCACCAAGCCGACCATCACCATCCGACCGTATCTCGCCGACGCCGCGCTGGAGCTCGAGCGCCCGCAGGGCAACCAAGTCATCCTGAATATCGATCAGGGCCAGTACTTCAACACGATCCTCGACGACGTGATGAAGGTCCAGAGCGACATCACCCTGATGTCCATGTGGGCCGAAGACGCCGGCGAGCAGATGAAGATCGTCATCGACCGCGCTGTTATGCTGGGCATCAAGGATCAGGCCGCTGCCGCCAACCGCGGTGTCGCCGCCGGCGCCATCACCGGCACGATCAACCTTGGTGCTTCCGGTACGCCGCTGAACATCGTCACGGGTTCGCCCACGGGCGGCGAGGTCGATGTGCTCGACATGATGATGCGTCTGGGTCAGGTGCTCGACGAGCAGAACATCCCGGAGACGGGTCGCTGGATCGTCATGCCGACGTGGACCGCCACCATGGTCAAGCGTTCGGAACTGCGTCAGGCGTACCTGTCGGGCGACGCTGTCTCGATGCTCCGCAACGGGCGTCTGGGCATGGTCGACCGGTTCACGCTCTACACCTCCAACCTGATGCCGTTCGGCGTCTCGGGCGGGCTGCTGTCGGGCGAGTTCATCATCTACGCCGGCCAGAGCCACGCGCTCACCTTCGCCTCGCAGATGATCCAGATGGAGACGCTTCGCTCCGAACTGACCTTCGGTCAGGTCATGCGCGGCCTGCAGGTGTACGGCTACAAGGTGCTGGACGGCACTGCGCTCGCGCAGGCCATCGTCACCAAGGGCACTCACTAAGTGATCGGGGCCGGCTAACACCGGCCCCCTTCGCGTTATCCGGTGAGGACCCCATGGCGCTCGAGACTGTCTCCAAATACGTGGCCTATGCGCGTGAGCTTCTCCAAGATGAGAAAGACACGCCGTACCGCTATTCGGATGCCAGCCTCGTGCGCGCCCTGTCGCTGGCTCTCCCGGAAGCCAAGAAGCTCAGGCCCGATCTTTTCATCAACGTGACGATCCCGGACATCACCGTCAACGACAACACGGTCGTGCCGATGGACGAGATGTACCGCACGCCACTGGTCTACTACATGTGCGGCATTGCACAGCTACGGGACGACGAAGAAGTCACCGATCAGCGCGCAGCCGCGTTCCTTGGGATGTTCCAAGCCAAACTGGTAGCAGGCGTGTAATGGCAGCAGACATCGACCGGCTCATGAACAATGCAAGAACCAGCCTGCCCGGTGCAACGGACCCCCAGTTGCAGATGCAGCTGTTCAACGTGATGGATGAGTTCTTCAAGAAGTCGAACGTGTGGAACGAGGACATCGACATCAATATCCCCGGTATGGACCCGGCTGGAACGATCTACGAGCTCACGCCCACTGGGCCCGCGCTTATCGACAAGCTGCTCTGGGTTTTCGAAAAGCCCGATAGCGACAGCATGGAGCGCGGCCCCGGCGTTGCCGCGGCGATGTCCATACCCGGAGAGCTCACCCTCCGCCTACAGCCTTCGAGCAACGTGGTCTATCGGGTGTCGGTCGTGCTCACGGTGCAAGACCCAACGCTCCGCAATGGCTACGTGACGTTCCCCGCGTGGGTGCTGGCAAAGTATCGTGACTGCATTCTGAATGGCTTGCTGGGGCGCATGATGTCGCAGCCGGGCAAGCCATACACGAACACCCAGCTGTCGGTGTTTCACATGCGAAAGTTCATCGGGGCTACGGCCTCAGCTCGCGTCGAGTGGACGCGCAACAATACCTATCGCGCGCAAGCTTGGGCTTTCCCACAAGGCTTCTCACGAGGCTCGCAAAGGGGTAGCTCCGGGTGGGGCGGCCCGGTATAAGGAGCGATCATGTCCAAGAGCGATTTTCTCGAGAACGCACTTCTCAAACTGATCTTCAACGCAACTGCGATCGCCAACATCGCGGACAACGCCGCTGCGTCGCCACTCACGAACCTCTACTGGGCGCTCCATACCGCGGACCCCGGCGATGCCGGCACGCAGGCGACCAGCGAGACCGCCTACGGCTCCTACGCCCGGCAGGCAGTGGCACGCACCACCGGCGGCATGACCGCGGCGACCGTCGGCAGCACATCGCCAGTGGCGAACGTCGTCTTTCCCGCGGCGACCACGCCAGCCCTCCCGACGGTGTCTTCCATCACGCATTTTTCGATCGGCGTGGCTATCAGCGGCGCCACCAATATTCTCTACAGTGGCACGGTTACACCCAACATCAACGTCAGCGCCGGCGTGCAGCCGATCCTCACGACTGCGTCGGCGATCACGGAGGACTAAATGGCTGAAGTCGACAACAATGCAGTTCAGGTCTACGGCGCTGCGATCTCGGCGAACACCGGCGGCCCGAACTCGGAATTCACACGTGACGCGTCCAAGGTCATCCAGTATGCCATGACGCATGCAGTCACCCGTGCATACCAAGAAGGCGCGACAGAGCCTGAAGTGGTGAACGCCCGGATGATGTTTGCTCGCGAGCAGGCCAAGAAATTCTTGAAGTACCTTGACGAGCTGGTGTACCCGGTTTCGTAGGTAACCTCACGAGGTAACTAACAGTGGCGTCTATTCTCGATGCAGTCCTCTTCACTCCTACGCTAGGCGGCACCACGGACTGGGTGGTGTCTTCTGCTGTGACAGGGTACTTGACGCCAACTGCATCTGGCGCGGTGAACGGGAAGACGTACTACTATCGCGCGGAAGACGCCGCCAAGTCACAGTGGGAAGAAGGCTATGGTGTCTGGAATTCGGGTACGAGCACGCTCACTCGAGTAGCAGTGCTGTTCAATTCGCTGGGCACTACGGCGAAGATCAACTTCACGACTGTACCGCAGGTCGGCATTGTGCTCACGTCGAGCATGATCCTCCAGTTCGACGACGCCATGTCGTTGACAACTACACAAAAGAAGCAGGCACATTCGAACTTATTCGTTGCGCCGGTCACGACGATCCTGACCAGCGGAACAGCTGCGACGTGGACGCCGACCGCTGGATGTTTGCTGGCGGATATCGAGGTTCTTGGAGGCGGTGCTGGCGGTGCTGGCGGCGGCGGGGCAGGTGCCGGCAATGGCACGGCTGGAAGCTCTACCACGTTTGGCTCACTTACTGCATCAGGCGGCGCTATAATTACCAGTCAAATTGTGCCTGGGGCGCCGGGTACTGGGACCGGAGGCGATGAGAATATCTCTGGTGGCTATGGTCAATATGGTGGCCCCAGCACTGTAATCCCCGGTGGGCAGGGCGGTAGCACTATCATTCCGGGCGGTGGAATTGGCGGTGCGGCGGCAGCTAACGGGGTCGGGTCTAACGCTGCTGCAAATTCAGGCAGTGGCGGGGGCGGTGGCTCTACCAACAATGCGGCGTATAACGTGGGCGCTGGTGGATCAGCAGGTGGCGTATGCAGGAAACTACTTGCTTCGCCAACGGCGCTTACCTACACGATAGGTGCAGGCGGTACCGGTGGCGCTGCAGGGGCGAATGGTACGGCTGGCGGTAATGGCGCCGCCGGTCGAATTAGGATCATCGAATATTTTGGGAGCTAAAATGAAGCGCGATGTTTTTGGAAGTCTTATTTGCGACGGCGAGTTTCCGCCGCCGGATATTCTGACGAGCGGGGGGTTTTCACACGATATCCGCAGCTGCGTCGTGATTTTTAATCCGGCGAATAGTGGCGTGAAATTCACACTTACCGGCGGGTCGTACGCTTGGACTGTCGTGAAGCGCTGGCTCGATACGGTTGCAGGTGGCGCTACGGTATTCTTCAACGGTCACGGCATTGACATGATCCGGCTCGACGCTATGCCGCCCGGCAATATCGAAGGCACTCCAGCCAGCCCATTGAGCGCGCCGTATTCCAAGGCGCTCGCGTTTTGCGATTTCGGCGAGTCTGGCCTTTCGCCCATCATGCTGCACAGCTATCGCGCCCAAGGTGTCAATCTCCCGAGCGGCTACCTTTTCAAGGAGCTGTGGGAAAAACAGAATGGCAACAGCAGGAATTTCGATCTTGACCGTGACGTTATCATTCATCCCGGTCAAGGTATTCTCGCGCGCCCAGCACAGCCGAGCTGCTACAACATCCTCAATGTCGCCGGCTACATCGAACCTATCGAGTAACCAATGCACCTCGGCGTCAGCCCAGTAGCAACACGGCCGATGACGGCGCTCGTAAGCGCCGGCACTGGTCCTGTTTTCGCTGTCGCTGCTTCGGCCGGCGCCGGGGTATCACTGGCCATCATGCAAGCAGTAGCTCGATCCGTGGCTGTTGCTTCTGGTGCAGGCGCTGCTAATGCCACCATGGCGCCCCAGACTAGATCAGTAGCCAATGCTGCTGGTATAAGTGGCGTAGCCGCGGTAGGAGCGCCGAGGGCTACAGCCGTTGCGGTGGCTTCCGGGATGGGGATTGCAGCTGCGCTGTCTGCATCTCAAGCCCGCTCGGTAGCGGCTGCTTCGGGGGTTGGCGCAGCAAATGCTATTGGTTTCTCGATGCGCTTTTCGACAGCTGCATCAGCAGGCTTCGGCGGCGCCAGTGGCATCTTGCGCGCGCAAGTTACTTCGGTGGGTAACGCTTCGGGGTCGGGCTCGGCAACTGCCAGCAATAGTCCGGCCAGTGTCGCGAGAGCAGCTGGTACGAGTTCTGCGACTGCGGTGTCGTACGCTTTCTTTTCTGACGCAGAGCGCATTTGCGTTCCGTTCGAAATTCGAACTACCAGTGTGACTTTTGAAAACAGAACAGCTATCGTTCCGTCGGAAGATCGGGTATGGCTATTGCCAGCTGAGGCCCGCGGGACCGGTCTAGGCCCGCGAAAGAGGACTTGCTGATGGCCTTGCAGAAATACACCAAAGCTTCGACAGACCGTAAGCGGTACCAGATCAACTATGACGATTGGTTAGATACTGGTGAGGGGCTGCTCGCTGTAGTATTCACGGTTGAGAGTAATCTGGCGGCGCCGCTCCTTGTTGTAGATGGCGTCCAGATACTTCCCGACAGCCGGTCCGTGCAGTACTATGTGGCTGGCGGTGTCGATGGCGTGACTTACCGCATCCTCGCCGATGCAACCACAACCACTGGCCCCCAGCAAAAGCTGGACGAAATCCTCATGACGATCAGGGAACCGTAATGGCCATCGAAATCAAACATGCGTTTACGTCCTTGAAAGGCGATGGTGGCGACGCTACGCTTGTGCGCCCCTCCAACTGGAACGCTGCGCATAGTACGTCTATGGCTACCGGCAGGCTCTTGGGCCGGACTACCGCGGGCGTTGGTGCGTTCGAAGAAATCCCAATTTCATCGTTGGTGGCTGCTGCGCTGGATGAGACCACCGGCGAAGCGTTTCTCGCTGCTCTAGGCGCTGGTGGCTTTGAAACTGGTGACGTGAAGTTCACGATCAATCCGAGCTCCCCCGCAGGATGGGTGAGATACGCTAACGAGATGACGATCGGGAAGGCCGGCTCTGGCGCCTCCTACGCCGCCGCTGACGCGCAAGCGCTTTATTTGATGATCTATGACAATATCCCAAATACGTTTTGCGCAGTTAGCGGGGGGCGCTCTGGAAACTCGCTTACTGATTTCAACGCTGGAAAAACTATCCAGCTACCGCGCATATCGGGCAGGTCTATCATTGGCGTCACCACAGGTGCGGGGCTTAGTGCACGCGCGCTTGGGCAATACGGCGGTAACGAGGACGAGCCCATTCTTGTGGCGAACTTGCCCGCCGCCGCCCCTTCATTTACAGGCACAACTGGGCTCGTGTCGGTTGTGTCTAGCCAGACGGGGTTTATCACTGGCGTTACGGGTCTAACCACAGCAGCGGTCAGTGGAGGCGGATTACAAGGCTCCAACAACGCCGCGGGCCTTTCCACTTTCGTCAATTCGCAGGGTAACTTCACGCCTTCTGGAACCATCTCAAATTTGGGTTCGGGCGTGGCCCACAACAACATGCATCCGTTTGTTGCTATGTACGCAAAGATAAAGCTATGAGATCATCCAGAGCAGCAGTCGATCTGATCGTCGCGCATGAAGTAACAAGTCGTGCCGTGTACGAAAAGAAATATCAGCGCCCGGAGTGGCCCGGCGTTGCATCGGGCACCACAGTGGGCATCGGGTACGATCTCGGCTACAACACCGTGATCGACATTGCGAACGACTGGCGCGGCAAACTGCCAATCCATGTGATCGAGGCCATGCAGAATTACGCCGGTGTCACCGGCGAAAAAGCGCGCGTCGCGCTCCCGGCCGCTCGACTACAGATACTCGTTCCGTGGGATGCAGCCATGGCGGTGTTCATGGGAGTGAGCCTCCCCAAGTTTGAGGACAAGGTACTTCGCGCGTGCCCCGGCTCCGAGCAGCTCCCGGCTGGTTGCTTCGGCGTGCTCACCAGCCTGACGTATAACCGTGGCGCCAGCTTTACGAAAGCAGGCGATCGTTATCGCGAGATGCGAAACATCCGTGCGCATGTTGTCGCCGGACGATGGGACGAAGTATCCGGCGAAATTCGCAGCATGAAGCGGTTGTGGCCAACTGTCGCCGGGCTCTTACGGCGACGCGAAGAAGAAGCCGCGTTGTGGGATGCGAGCTTGCGCGCGGCCCCCGTGAGTGCGCAGCGCGATGAACCCATGCGCAACGATACAGGCGACGACAAAGACGAAGGGCCCGACGAGCCCGTTACCCCGTCAGGTAACATCAACGTGCAGCCGGACAGCAAGTATTCGTTCGAAGCTGAAATAGTACAGCGCGATCTCATCTCGCTGAAGTACTTCGAAGTCGGCGAACCCAATGGCGATGCCGGTGGCAAGACGGTGGCTGGCATCGCCGCCTTCATGACAGATCGCGGCAAAGACCCCAACAAGGGACGCATCACGCCAGAGCTCAAGGCCGAGATCGCTGCAGCAAAACTCGAGAAGCTCCCGGATGGTACTCCGTGGTCGCGGCCTATTGCGAAAACCCGCGCAGAGGCGACGGCAAAAGATATTGCGCCGAAGGTCGAGAGCGTCAACCAGACATGGTACACGAAACTGTGGGCCTACATTCTTGGCGTCCCTTCCGCCGCCGTGGCTCTTTTCAAAAGCATTTTTGGAGACTATAACGACCCAACCAGCTACATCTATTCGGTGAAGAGTTTCTTCGGTGCGATCCCCAGCGAGTACTATCTTTTCGCTGTGGCCGCCGGCGCTGTGGTTATCCTGATCTACGCGGGCAGGGCTCAGAACGCGACCGTGAAAGCCTACAACGAAGGAAAGATTAACTGATGCCGGCAATATGGCTTGCGGTGAGCGGCGTGTTCGCGATGATCCCTGACTGGCTCAAAAAGCTGCTCGGCGTGCTCATTGTACTCGCAATTGTGTTTGCTGCGGGTAATGTTCGTGGTAAGCGAATTGCACGCGAAGAATGTGAAGCGGCCGCCCGGCGCGCGCAGACCGCAGCAGACAAGCAGGACAGGCAGGCTGGCGTCGAAGTCCAGCAGCAGGATGATCAAGTCAACACGTATCTCACCCAGCAGAAGAAGGCAGACGATGACAAAATCGCAGCACTCGAAAAGCAGCTCAAGGGCTCGAAGTGTCTATACGACAAGTCTACTGCTGATCCTGACGACAGTCCTCGGCGCGTGCGGCCATCTCGGTGATCCGCCGGCGCGGGAGCCGGTCACCCGAGATATCCCGGGGCCGCCCTCCTCGCTGCAGCCGGCCACTATTCCGCCGGCGCGCGAAGGGTCTTCACCGTATGTCGTGGCGGAACAACGCAAGCAGGTAATCGTTCGACAGAACGCGGTTATTGTCGGCGCGCGCAAAGCGTGGACCAACATGAAAGCCACGTACCAGAAAAGCTTCGTCAAGCGATCCCTGTTCGGCCAATAGCGAGGATGCAAGTGGCTCCAGAAAACGAAGACGCTTGGAACTTGGTGATGGCAGAGACCACGGACCCGGAGGTGCGGTTGCGCCTGCTGGCGTTTAGAGTGTCAGTTCTCACTCGAGAAAGAGAGCAGCTGGAGAAACGGGTAGAGAGCCTCGAGCTGGCATACACCATGGGCCGGGGAATATTTTGGGCCGCGCCATTTCTCGCCATGGTGACAGGCTTCCTGTGGTATAACTGGTCGCGGCTTTCGGCGCCGTGGTCCGGGAAATCGCCGTGAAAAAGAACCCGAACAAAATCGTGATGCCCGAGCTCAAGATCGATAGCTTGTACCGGGCCATGAAAGACAGCTTGAAGAAGCCCTTCATCGGGGTTACTCAAGGTGGATCGAGCCGCAAGAATGCTGGGGCTCGAGTTGCAGCCCGAGACGCCCAAGTGAAACAATCGAAAGGTACCTAGATGACCGATACCCCTCAGACCGCTACCGCTCCGGGTGTGAACCCGGCAACTGTAGCCTCAAACCCGAACCCTGCGCCGGCGCAGAACAATCCGAACGCCACCCGCGAAGCGGCGGACAAGGATGCGCTCGCCCGCAACCCGGCTACGCAGCGCGCTGCGCATGAGCAGGTGACCACCGGTGCTGGCCGGCAGGTGAACCGCAGCTCGAACCTGATCACCAACCCGCCGGCACCGGTCGATCCGGACGCTCCGGAGAAGGCGCCGGATATGCAGGGTTTGCCGCAGGGTACGATCGACGAGATGAACGCCGGTCGGAGGGCTCTGGAACGCAATCGTCCGGTTGCTCAGGAGCTCGAAGCTCGTCGCGGCGACGCTCCTCCGAAGCAGGCGTAACCAAATGGTAGCCGCACGGATTTCTCCGTTCGGCGGAATGGTGCCAGCAGTCGATGACGGGCTGTTGGCACCAATTAATGCTGCGTATGCACGCGACACGTGGACTTACTCCGGTGCAGTTGTCGGCCTCCCCCAGCGGAAGCTGCTGCGCACGCTCACTAACCCCCTCGCAGGTAAAGTCTACCGCGTTCCGAACAACTACACAGACGCCATCCACTTGTCGGATAGTCTGTGGTTGGAATTTTCCCACCCCGATACTGACGTGCTGCGCACGCAGGTTGTGGGAGACACGTTCGACCGTTACTACTGGGCTTCGCCGGTCGATGTACCGCGGTACATGACATATCCCCAACTGCAGGCTGCTGCTCCGGCGCTCGCTGGCGCGTATATTCTTGGTATCCCTGCGCCCGGGGCTATCAGCGGTATTGTCTCTGGAGGTGCTAGTGCAACTCTGAAGAGCGTTGCTTACGTGCAAACCTTCATGTCAGCGTACAGTGAAGAGGGCCCGCCGAGTGCACCAAAGCTGTACAGCGCGCAAAAAATCGATGCGACCTACACGATTACGCTCGATCAGCCAGACCCTAACGACTTAACACTCAACCGGCATATCACAGTCATTCGGCTATATCGCACCATCACAGCGACGAACGGCACAACTACATATTTTTTTGTGACCGAAGTCCCGGTGGGAACGGTAAGCTACGCTGATAACGCAGCCGTAAATACAGACGCGGTGATCGCGCTCAACGCGCAGCTGGAGAGCACGAACTGGTCGGGTCCGCCAAGTGATTTGCAGGGCTGGATATCGATGACCAACGGTATCGTGGCTGGCTTCCGCGGCAATGAAATCTGGTTCTGCGAGCCATACCGCATGCACGCGTGGCCGGCGATCTACACGCTTGCTGTCGAGTACCCTGTCGTGGGTCTCGGCGTGCAGAACAATGCTCTGGTGGTCACCACTGATGGTTTCGCTTACACCGTCAACGGCGCCCACCCGTCTTCGATGTCGCTCCAGAAGATCGCCGGTTTGATGCCATGCACGTCGCGCGGAAGCGTCCTGTCTACGACGATGGGGGTGTATTTCTCAACGCCCGCCGGCCTTGCTCTGGTGTCTTCCGGCGGCGTGGTGATCGCCACGAAAGAACTCATCCGCAAGGATAAATGGAACGCGCTCGTGCAAATCAATACGCTCCGCGCTGCGCAGCTTGGCGACGCATACTATGCTTTCGGGCAGGCTATATCCGGAGTGTTTCAAGCGGATGCGTTTCAGGCGAACTTTGTGCAACTCGATGACTTCGCCGGCGCTCGCGCGGGCATGCTCATCGACCCTACGTCGGCGACGGTAGCGTTTAACAATCTCACTTCAGTAGACCCAATTACGAACGTCATGACCGATGTGTGGTCTGGCGAAGTGTTCGTGATCCAGAACGGCCAAGTGCAGTGGCTGGATATCAGCGACGTCGCCCAGACGAAGGACCCCTTCGTGTGGCGGTCGAAGCTTTTTCAAACGACAAAGAAAGACAACTTCAACGTTGCCAAGGTGTTTTTCACCGTCCCACCAAACACCACGGCACTGAACCCGGTCGAAGTATTTGGCTTGAACCAGACCCTACAGGCAAACCAGTGGGGGCTCTGGCGGGCCTACGCCGATGGCGAGCTCGTTATGACCCGCGAGCTACGCGTATCGGGCGAGCAATTCAGGCTACCGTCAGGCTTCAAGGCGGACTACTGGCAGTTCGAAATTGAAGCGCGCGTGCAAGTCGATGTGATACAGGTCGCCACCAGCTCCAAAGAATTGGCAGGTATATAATGCCAGTCAAGCGATACCCACCCATTCCAGATAGCTCCACCGACCCCGAGGCTTTGCGCCGGACAGATTTAGCGTTGAAGGAAACCCTCGAGATCATGACAGGCGTGCGCGGCAACCGCGGCGACAGCGTCGTGACGTGGCAGGACTTAGTGGACCTTGGGCTCATTGTGCCGACGCAGGTGCCGAAGTGATCGTGTTCAACAACGTCGAGCACGGTAGTGCGATCGCCGACGCTATTCCGCGACCCTACAACCCGGCGAAAGACGTGGTGATCAGCCGCGTTACCCCCGAGGGTAACCTTATGGGCGGCGTCATCTACGACGGCTTCACTGGTGGGTGCATTTTCATGCATCAGGCCAGTTTCAGCCGTAATTGGTTGATCGGCAACATGATGTGGATCGTGTTCGACTACCCGTTCAACAAGCTGGGCGTGAACAAGGTGGCGGGAACGATCAACTCCAACAACGAGGAACTGCTTGATTTCAACCTCCGTCTCGGCTTTAAGGAGGAGGCGCGGATCAAGGATGCCTACCGCAACGGGGATATGATCGTGCTGACCATGGACCGCACCAGCTGCCGATGGCTCAAGATCAAGCCCAAAGTCTATGAGGACACAGCGGCATGAGCGATCAAGAAACTCCTCCGGCCCCGGACTACTCGCCCTATCTGACGGCGTTCCAAGACATCGCCGCCGCCGCGAAGACGCACGGCGACGAGGCGTTGAAGTGGGCGCAGGATCAGGTCGCCAGCAACAAGGATTTGCTCGATCAGGTCAATAAGGGGCTGCTCGACGTCCAGACCACGTTCACGGATGCTGCCAAGCAGCGCTTGCAACAGTCCGGCGACACGATCACCAAGGGTCTCACCAACCTCGAAGCGCAGTACGAAAAATACACTGACCCGGCGCGTAAGGCGGCGTCGATGGGTGCGGCCGAAGCCGGCGCGGCGCAGGCGAACGAGGCTGCCCGCAAGTCCAGCATGGCTGAGCTGGAGAGCTACGGTCTCAATCCGGGCAGCGTGCGCTACGCAGGGCTCGACGCGGGCGTGCGCCTGCAGGATGCGGCAAGCCGTGTAGGCGCGGGCAACATCGCCGCGCGCACCGACGATGCGTTGGCAGACCAGACCAACCAGCAAATTCTCGCTGAGGGTAACGCCCTCGCTGGACAGTCGAACGCCAATGCGGCCACCGGCGCGGGCGCAGGCACTGGTGCTGTGGGTGGCGCGAACTCCACCACGGCCACCGGCGGCGGCGTGCTCGGCACCGGCCTGCAGTGGACTGGCGCGGATACGAATGCTGTACAGGGTGGGGTCGGCGCCACAAACACGGGGTTCAGCAACACGGCAAAGTCGGCAGAAATTTCGAACAGTAGCTCATCGGGCCTTGGCTCGCTTTTGGGTATCGGTGCGTCCATGCTCGGCAAGGGGGGAGCGCTTGCTTCCGGCGGGGCGCTGGCGTTCCTCGAGGATGGTGGTGCTGTGGATGACGTTGACAGCGGCGGCGGCGCGGTCCCTGTCGAGATGTCCCCATCGGGCGGCGCGGCCATCGACGACGTGGACGCTGTGTCGCCCGGCGGTCCGGCCAAGCTCAACGCTGGTGAGTTTGTCATGCCGGACGACGCCACGAAGTGGTATGGCGAGAAATTCTTCCAGAACCTGATCCTGAAGGCGCGCAAGGAGAAGGGCGAAGCACAGGCCAAGCCGGAGAACCGCCCCGCTGTTGGTGGCCCGGCCCCGGCCGATCCGGCGTTCCAGCCGCGCCCCCAAGCATCGCAGGGTGCTCTTCCAGTTTAAGCGAGGCACCATGAGCTTTTCTGCCGAGATCAAGGATTTTCTGGGCGCCTACAAGACGGGCCAGAGCATCAACGCGTCGCGCACTGATCAGGACTACAAAGAGGCGCAGACCGAAGCTTCAAAGCTGAAGACCGAGCGTGACAATGACCCCGAGACGTTGAAGCTCGCTGCCGATCAAGCGCGGGCAACGCTGGCCTCCACCCAGCAGCGCATGGGCCTTGCCGCTTCCGCACGAAGCGATGCCGCGGCGAACAGCGCTGTGTCTCGCCAGATCGCGCAAGAACGTCTCCGCCAGATGAAACTTGCTGGGCAAGATACGGGCAGTGGCCTGTACCCGCCGGGTGCGATCAACGCCACTGTGGACGCCAGCGGCCAGCCAATTCCGGGCAATGTGCCGGTCGTGCAGGGAGCACTTCCAATCGGACCATCGACGCTTGACAACAGCGAAGACGCCTACGAGGACGGCGGGCTCGTTGAAGACGACGAGGGTGACGCGCCGCTGGAGCAGGGCGTGCTGGATACAGCGCCAATCCCTGCGCCCGCGAACGCGCCGACAGACGTGAGTGCGCAGAGCCGGCGCAACCCCAATGCGCCTCCGAAGGGCCTCGAGGGCGTGATCTCGCCGCAGCTGGTTGAGGATGCGCGCCGGGCAGGCATGACGTTTGGCATCGACAAGGCGGGGCTTGCGCAGTCCGGCGCGTTGAAGAGCCCGGCGGCGCTGCTCAAGGCGAAGCAGATCGCGCAAGGCATGGGCGGCCTCAGCGAACAGGAGATGTCCGCGGCGAAACAGGCGGTCGACCCGGAGGGCAAGCTTACCGAGAGCCAGCGCAACGTTGCCGCACTGGGGAGCGTGTATCAGTTCTGGGCCAACAAGGGTGACCCGGAGCGTGCCCGGCGCGTGGCGTTCCAGATGCTGCAGCACTACCGGTCGGCGTCGCAGCGCTACGCTGCCATCGCGGCAAAGGCGGCCGAAGGCGGCAACATGGACCTTGCGACGAAGGCGGCATTGAAGGCGTACGCCAATGTGCCAGACGGCAAAGACCTTGAAATCATGGCAAACCCGGATGGGGGCCTGATGTACACGTACACCGATGCCAAGGGCGACGTGATCGCTAAGGGCGTGGCGACGCCGCAGCAACTCGTTTCCAGCGCTATGGGCCTCGCCACCGGCGGCTTCGACAAAGCGATCCTGTCCGCCGCCGGCGCCACCGCGGATACCGGTGCGGTGAAGACTTCCGGTACCGGTAAGGCCCAGTCCGCCAGTGACCGCGCCAAGGAAGCCGAGAGCGTTGGCGGTGAAGTCGAGAAGATGAAGACCGCTTGGCAGACCAAGAACAAGGACAAGCCGCTCGACGAGGAGCAGTGGGCTGAAGTTGGCAACGTTGCGCAGCACATCTATCAGCAGAACCCGAAAGCCACGGCCAATGAAGTGGCGCGCGCGGCGCACGCCATGCTGAGTTTGGGTGACGATCCGGAGAAGCCCGGCTTCAAGGTAAAGCCCGGCGAGGAGGGCAAGCCAAACGTGGTGGACTTCGGCGGCAAGCTGAAGGTGGAGCTCGATGACAGCCAGCTGGAAACCATCCTGAATACGCGCGCTACTCGTGTGAAGGCGGCCGTCGACAAGATCGACAAGGACATGCAGGACAGCGAGAAGCCCGGGTTCGTTGACAAGGCGGCGACGGCGGCTGCCAACATTGGGGGCGTCATCGCCGACGATGCAAAAAAGTTCGCCGGCGAAGTCCGCGGCGCGATCCCGGATGAACTGGTGGCCCGCGGCGGCAGCGCTCTGCAGTCAGCTGGCCGGGCGCTCAACGATGGCCTGAAAGTCCTCACCGACCCGGATATCAACGTTGGCACGCTGTCCACCGCGTTCAAGGACAAGACGCGCGCCGCGGCGCAGGCCATACTGGACAAGCTTGGCCCGGCCATGAGCAACAAAGGCGCGATCGCCGTGGACGAAGCAGACCGGCCGCTGTAAGGGTGGGGTATGGCAGAAATCGATAACTACCTCCTCGGCCCGTCCTCGAAGCCGGAAGACGAAGCGCTCGGCACGGCCGGAGACTTCGCCAAGACGCTGGGCGCCGGTGCCGTCCGCATCGGCTCGAACGTTGCCGCGGGCGGCCGCTACCTTGCTGAGGGTGCTGGTCGCGACGACGTCGCCGCGCTCGCCAAGAACATCCAGAGCATTTTCTCTGCCGGCGAGGAAGCGATCACCGACACGATCAACCCCGCTACGCGCAAGCTCGCCGCCAGCGCTCTGACGTCGGATGAGTTCTGGGCGCATCCGGTGCTGGCCACTTCGCTGAAAGCCACGGGCATGCTGCCGTCGATCGCCGCCGCCGCGATCCCCGGCGGGCTCATGGCCGATGCGCTGGGCGCTACGCTCGTTGCGTCCGCGGCCGGCGGCGCGTTGAACGCCACGGACGGCGTCGACGAGTTCTACAAGAAGCTCGACGCCATGTCGGACACCGAGCTGCAGGAGCAGTCGCCGAAATACAAAGCGATGCGCCAGCTGATGGATGAGGGTGATGCGCGCAAGCGCTTCAATCGTGAAGCGCAGGGCTGGGGCCCGACGCTCAACCTCCTGATCGGCGCCGCCGGCGGCGCGCTGGGCCCGGCCGGTACCGCGGCGCGAGCCATGGCGGGCGGTGCGAAGAACGCTGTGTTGGGCGCTGGAGAGCGGGGCGTGCTGGGCTCGACGGCGGTGGCTGTCGGCGAAGGCGCGCTGACGAACGCCGCGGAGGAAGGCGTCAACGAAGTCACGCAGCAATCGGCCGAGATCGACGCCGACATGCGCAAGGAATTCGACAAGGCGCGCGTCGCCAACGCGGCGCTCGAAGGCGGTTATATGGGTGGCCTCTTTGGCGGTGTCGTCGGCGCCGTCACCGGCGGCCACGCCGCGCCGAAGCAAACCCGCGTTGCCGAAGACATCAAGACCACAACCGCGGTGGCGGCGCCGCAGGTTCAGAACGGCTCAACTGGCACGCCGGCGAAGCCCGCAGAGATCGAAGCGAACCCGCAGAACGCGCCGAGCACCACGCCGCGCGATCAGGGCAAGCTCGACACCAAGACCGCTCCGACAAAGGCTGTGGTGCCCCAGCCGGAACCTGTGAGCTCCGACGTTGCCGCCGCTGTGGCTGCCAACGACAAAAGCGCCACCGTCTCGCCGACGGAAGTCGCGGCGATGGAGACGCGGTCCCCGAACGAGACGCTGGATGCGCTGGACCAAGAGGGTCAGGTTACCCCGCTGGGTAATGAGGCTCCCGCGCCCGGGCTGGACACCGGCCAGAACGTTCCGGAGCAACCTGCCAGCCTGCCCGAGCAGATCGCTCAGATCGGCACCGGTGAGCGTAAGGCGGCCATGGTGCCGAAGGGGACTGTAGTTCCGGCTGAGCTTCTCGCCGGCCGCAAGGATTTGCGCCGTCATCGCACCACGAGGGGCACGTTCATCTATGACCCGAAGCTTACAAATCCTGCAGAAATTCAGAAGCTATCAAAGGCTGGACGCGAGAACGAACTCCTCGGTCTCGGTCCGGTTTCTAAGCCCGCCGCCGTCGCGGATGCAGCTGCTGGCGCGGCGCCTGTTGCGGTTACTGAGCGGACGCCAGCCGGCGTCGAAGTCAAAGCCGCCGCCGGAACAACTGCCACTCTTCCAGAGCAGGCAGCTTCCCTTGAGGCGCAGAAATCCCCCGGGAATGTCGTCGCTGTAGAGACGCCCGAGCAGGTTCTGGCTGCGCGCGCCAAGCCCGGCGGCGGGCGGGTGCTGCGCGATCTACGCCAGCCCAAGGAGGAAGCCAACGCCGTTGCACCGGCGCCGCCGGCGGCCGCCCCCGTGAAGGACCCCGACACCAAGGGCCCGGGCAAGAATTACCGCGGCAAGGCCGGGCAGGTGCGTGACGCCACGCTGGCGCATTCCAAGGACGTGGTCGAGGCATACCCGCCGAACCCCGACGCTGAAGACGGCTACCACCGGCTGCCCGCGCGCCGGAACGTCGTGGTGCAGCGGCTGCGCGCCATGGTGGCGGACGCCGAGAAGCGTCTTGGCAAGCCGATCCAGACCCAGATCAAGCGTAGTGCCAAGGGAGACGCCCTCAGTGACGATGCGAACGTTCTTCTCCTCCGGATCGCGAAAGACGTGGTCAAGACCGCGGACAAATACCCGGAGGGGAAGGCGATCACGGATGCCGTCGCCACGTTCAAAAGCGACGAAGCGCTCATTCGGGCAGGAGCACCTGAAGAAGTAATCGCGCGCCGGCTCGAAGAAGGCGACCGCGCCAGCCGCAAGACCGGCGGTGCCGAGAACGATATCGAACAGCACGCCGACACGTCCATCGACGAGAACGCCAGCGACGTCCCGGAATATGCTGCTGATGCGGCGACCGGCGACGAGATCACCGCGGCTCCCGGGGGACAGGATGGCGCGATCGATGCACACGTCGCCGAGACCGTGGCTGCCGATACCAACGAAGACGCAGTCAACGATGACGGTGTCGAAGTCGCGCGCGACGAAGCCATTGAGCAGGGTCGCAGCGTCAAACACATCGAAGTGAAGCAGGAGAAGGCGAAGTCCAACATGACGCCGCGGGAGGCGCGCAAGGCAGCGCTTGCCGGCCTGAAGCCCGTGCAGATCAAGAACGACGCGAAGTTCGCCGCGCGCAAAGCTGCGGTCGAGGCCGACGTCGCGAACGTTATGGCGAACCCACTGCGCGTGGATCGAAACCCGACCGAGGCGCAGAAGCGCGCGGGCAACTACAAGAAAGGCCACCGTCGTGTCGAAGGTCTGGACTTCACGATTGAGAACCCGAAGGGCGCTATCCGTAGTGGTGTCGATGAGAACGGCCGAAAGTGGTCCGTCCGCATGCCCGCTGACTACGGTTACATCCGCCGCACTGTCGGCGCAGATGGAGACCACGTCGATGCTTATGATGGCCGGTCTGGCGGTAAGTTCTTCATTGTGGACCAGTTGGATGCACGTAGCGGAGCGTTTGACGAACATAAGGTGATGCTGCGCTTCAAGGACGAGCAGGCCGCGATGGACGCGTATCATGCTGCGTTCTCGGATGGCAAAGGCGCCGACCGTATGGGCTTCATCCACGAAGTGAGTGCTTCGGAACTGAAGGAGTGGTTGAACGGCGACACAACGCTACCAGTGCTCGACACGCTGACGCGCGACTTCGACAAGGTTAATTTCGATGTGGCGCCCGGCGGGCGTTTGCCAGTGATCGCCAGCAACGGCGTGAAGGTGTGGCCGCTGCGCAGCTCGAACGCTGCTATTGAGCTCGATGGTCTGGATTTCAGCGGCACTGAAGGCGTCAACGCCGAGCTTGCGAAGTTCATGCAGTCGAAACTGCGGAGGCTCGCCGGCGAGACCGCCGTACACTACGTGACCCCCGAGGATATGGCGCGGCTGTATCCCGGCGCGGGTCGCCCCCCTGCTGGCCTACAGGTTTACGACCGGACGACCGGGCGCGGTGAAGTATACCTGCTCGACACGCTCCAGAAGGGCAGTGACTTCGGCAGCAACGGTCACGTGTTATTGCACGAGCTGGCGCATGTCGTCACCGCCCGCGAGATCGAGAACGTACCCAACGCCGAAGCGATGATCACCCGCCTTGCAGAGATCGCGAACAAGCACCTCAACGACAATTTGGTTGAGCTCGATCTTGAGCATGGGCCCGGCCGTTTAGACTACGGCTTCACTAATGCGTTCGAATTCATCGCAGAGGCGTTTTCGAATCCGCAGTTTCAAGACTTTTTGGCGCGCATCCCGATCGACGACCAGCTGGCGCATTACCTCGAGATCGATCGGCCGGGCAAAATGTCCGCGTGGGATGTGCTGCGCAAGTTCGTGCAGAAGGCAATTGAAAAGCTCACCGGTACGCTGCCCGGTGGCCCAACTGTGCTCGACGGTATCCTCAAGGTTGGCGAGCACCTTACCAACATCTACGAGGTCACTAGCCCGTCGCCATATGCTCGCGGCAAGGTTGGCGACAGCATCGCGCAACAGAACGCTTTTCAACTATCCACGCGCGCCGCGGAGAGCGTGCGCCGTATGTTGGAGAGCCGCGAAGCCAACGTGAGTGCGCCGAAAGCGCTCAAGCTCCGCACGTTCGACAATATCGCGCAGATCGCCGATCACTATTTTGGCGAGAACAACCCCGTGCGCAAAATCCACAGCGCCATCGAACGCATGCGTGTTCGCGGCGAGCAGATCGCGCAGCAGTCTGAACCTGTCGTCCGAAAGCTTGCGGAGCTGCGCGCGAAGAACCGTGCCGCTTACGAAGAGATGAGCTCATTGATGCATGACGCCACTGTGGCGAATGTGCACCCCGACGTATCTTTGTCGGACGTCAAGAACGCGCATCTTGGTAAGAACGCCATGCGCAGCGTCTGGAATAAGGCGCAGCACGCCGAACTGGCGAAGCGCTTCAAGATGCTCCCGGAAGAGTACCAGAGCGCGTTCCATCAGGCGACCAAGCACTTCCGCGATCAGCAGAACAAGATGTCGCTCGGCATCATCCAGAACCAAGTGCTCAAGCTGTTGGGGCATGACGATGCAGCGCTGGCTCGACGCGTGCACGAAGGCAATCTTACTGACGCTGATCGTACTCTGCTGGGTGCAAACGCTGAAACGCTCGAGGACGCCGGCGAGCTCTCCAAGATCGAGGGGCCCTACGTCCCCCTGATGCGCCGCGGCGACCACGTCGTGAAGGGCGACTATAAAGTTACCTCGCCGGGTAATGCCAAGGTGATCAGCAATTCGGGGGGTAGCGTCGAGTTTGAATTCACGACGCGCCAAGAAGCCGAGGATTACGCCAAGAACTCCTCTCTGCAGGTGGACCTGAAGAAAATCTGGGTGGATCAAGCCACCGGCGAAATGAACGTGACGGACCCCGCCACTGGAAAATCGCATCGAGTGATCGCCGAAGACTTGGACGCGGTGGACCGCTATCGCGTGAAGGTGCGCAACCGGCACGTGGAGTTCGTCGAAGGCAAGAAGGCGGCGATTGCGCGCGCCGCGGAGCTGGCCAAGGACGGCAATCTGGCCGTGCATGAAGTAGTACCGCGCGCCAAAGAGGTCGAAGGAAGGGCCGGATCGGACCTATCTACCGCGCTCACTCGCCTTGTGAAGAAGCTGGAAAAGTCCGACCAGTACCAGAACGCCACGCCCACGCAGCGGGCGGCGCTCAAGCAGGCCATCGAGGAGGCGGCGTTGGCTTCGCACGGCTCGACGCGCGTGAGCTCGCGCGCCCTGCCCCGGCGCGGCGTGCAGGGCTACAGCGAAGACCTTGTGCAGAACACGGTGGATTACGCGGGTAGCTCGTCGCGCTATCTGGCGAAGCTCGAGCATGGTCCGGCGCTGGAGACCGGGCTCAAGGAAATGGCTGAGCAGCTGGACCGCGACCACTCCAAGACGGGGCAGTACGCTCGCACGGCGATCTCCAACGAGGTGCGCGACCGCGTCGAAGGCGACAACGGCTTCCAGCAGGGCGGCGCGCTGGCGCCCGTCGTGAAGCGTTTGCTGAGCCTCTCATTCACGGACAAGCTGGCGTCGCCGGCCTACAGCGTGATCAACGCCATGCAGCCGGGCATGGTGACGATGCCCTATCTGAGCGGGAAGTATGGCGTCGGCCGGGCGTTCAGCGCGCTGGGCCGCGCCTACGCCGATGTCAGCGCCGGCGGCATCCTGAAAGAGGGCGCCCGGGGCACGGGGGCGGCGCTCAAGGGCAAGGAAGCGAAGAACGACCTGATGTCGCTGGTCAAGCGCAAGCTGTCCGACGACGAGCGTCGGATGATCGATTACCAGATCGCCGAGGGCACCATCGACGCCAACGCCGGCATGGAAGTCACGAACATCGCACGGTCCTACGAGGGCGCCGGCGGCAAGGCCGATGCCATGCTGCAGTATATGGAGGGCGTGACCCGCGAGATGCCGCGCGCCATTGAGACGATCAACCGCACCGTGACGGCGCTGGCGACTTATCGTTTGGAGCGCAGCAGGGGCGCCTCCCATGAAGCGGCAACGCGCGTCGCGCAGGATGCGGTGAACAGCACGCAGTTCAACTACTCGCCGACGAATTCGCCGGCAGTGTTCAACCATCCTTTGCTCAAGATCGCACTTCAGTTCAAGAAGTACGGCCAAGGAATGTATCAGCTGATCGGCACGCAGATCGGGCAGGCGATCCGCAACGCGGAGCCGGGAGACCGAGCCCAAGCCATCAAGACGTTGACGGCTATCGCCGCCACGCACATGGCCATGGCCGGCGCGCTGGGGCTCCCCACGGAGCCGTTCAAGTATCTGGTGATGGCGACGAGCCCCTTCACCGGGACCACGTGGAGCGACGTCGAGAACGAAATCCGGCGCAAGGCAGCTGCGATGTTCGGGACCGCCGGTGGCGAAGCGATCACGCGCGGCCTGCCGCGGTTCCTGAACCTCGATCTCGGCCGCATGGGTCTGGACAGCGTGACGTCGTTCGGCGAGCCCAAGGGCAACAAGGAGAGCGACATTAAGAGCTGGCTCTTCGACAGCGTCTCGGGCCCCGTCGTGTCGCTGGGCGGCGACTACATCAAGGGCATGAACCATCTCGCCAACGGCGAAGTGACTAAGGCCGCGGAGAAGATGATCCCGTTGAAAGCGGCGTCCGACGCCATCCGTGCCTACCGTCAGGCCAGCGAAGGCAAGAAGACGGCCGGCGGCAAGCAATCGAGCGAGCCATACTCGGCGACTGAAGCCGCATTGCGGGTGGCGGGCTTCGGCAATGCGCGTGAGGCTGAGGAAGGCGCCAAGCGCAGCGCCTACTACCGAGAGAGCTCGAGGGCCAAGGAAGAGCGCAGCGCGCTGGTGGACGGCTGGGCCAGCGCCGCGCCGGCGGCGAAGGCGAAGGCATGGGCCGCGATCCAGAAGTTCAACCAGTCGGCGCCGGCGGATAGCAAGATCACCGCCAAGGAGTTGACGAGCAAGACGAAGCGTGATGCAAAGGCTGCGACGACGTCGTCGCTGGGCATCGTGCCGAACAAACGCGACAAGCGGTTCTTGGAAGAGGGCGTCTACAATGTCAGGTAAGCGCGACCCGAGCTCACATCGTACCCCCGAGCAAATCCGCAAGATGGATCGCGGCTACAACTCACAACCCCACAAGATCAAGCATCGCTCGATGAACAATCAGGCGCGTGCGTTGGTCGCAAAGGACTTGGGTCACTCCGCCATCGCCGGCAAGGACGTGAACCACAAGGTCATGCTCAAGGACGGCGGAAGCAACAAGCGCTCGAACTTGAACGTGCAGAGCCAGCACAAGAACCGCGGCTGGGAACGAGATCACAAATAGGAGCATTCAAAGTGAAGAGCATTGCCCTTGCGATGGTAATTTTCTGCGGCCTTTTTTCCACTGCCGAAGCCAAGCGTCATGGACCGCGCATAGTACCCCAAGAGTGCTTTATTTTTTGCGAACAGCCCGCACAACGCGCCTACCCCATGCTTCAGAAGCGGATCGGTGACGGCATCGGCCCACGGCCGCGGGCATGGTGCGGGTGGTTCATGCAGAAGGACACCGGCGTTACCTCGCGAGGTACCGGCCTCAATCTCAACATGGCTCGTAATTGGGCGCGCGTCGGCGCAGCTACTTCGGCACAGATCGGTGCTATCGTTGTATGGCGGCACCATGTGGGGCGCATCGTGGGCGGCTCTCCTGGAGCATGGGTAGTCCGTTCCGGGAACGATAGCCGCGCCGTGCGGGAGCGCGTGCGCAGCGTATCCAACGCGATCGCGTTTAGATCGCTATAAGCTCTTTGAGCATTTTGCCGACGGCTGCTTTATTATCGTGAACGCCACGAGAGTAGGCGGTCAGCATAAGCTGCTCGACCTTCTCCAGCTCAAAGCGTTGGTCGGGCATGCGAAAGTCTAGCGTCGGCCAGTTACCAGAGGCTGGTCTCAGTTCTACGCGATCCGGATTTTCATCGTAGCCGCACGCCGAATTGCCTTTCCAGTAAATTTTCTGGGAGAACTTCGTGTAGACCGTGTGCTTGTTCTCGACGTAGTTCATGTCTTCACCTGATACTCAGCGCGTGCCACCAGCGGCTTACCGTCCCAGTTTACAAGCATCGCTTCGATCGGCTTGATGTACGCTTCGTGCTTTTCGGTTTTCGGATAGTGGCGGATGTGAGCCCGCCGGCGGTGTGGCCGGGGGCTTGCGTGTGTCCCCTGCGCGCCCTTCCGCACGGCTTGATTATAGACGGTGGTGTAGACCTTCGTCGTGTAGGGGATCAGCGGCACGCCGCGGGCCGCGCGCACCTTGTTGGGCTTCGCCGGCGGCGCCGAGCGCTCTTTGAGCACGCCGCGAGTGTTCAATATCATGAGCAAGCCCGTCAAGATCAGCGCGCCTTCGGTGATGATGGCGCCGTTGCTGTTATCGATATCGTCGTAGGCTGCGATCTTGCCGATGGCGGGCTCCCAGTACTGTAGTTCCGCCTTTGGGATGAACACCTCCGTTCCGCGACCAGCAGGGCGGAGAACCGTCTTGAACGTGTGGTCACAACGGAAAGTGAGCGTCTCTTCCGCGGAGTGCACGGTGCTTATGATCGCTGTGCGACCGGTGTCTTCCGACCGTGAAACCGCAAAAATGTGAAAGCCCACAGTGCGGTTGTCGAATTGCACTGAGCATCGAAACACGCAAATGGGGTACGGCAGCGAGAGGCAGCCGAACTCCATGAACTCGAGTGCTTCCTTCTGGACTTCGCGCAACGTGTCCAGTGACAGAGGGCCGAAGTTGAACTGCTCAACATCTCCCGCCCCGAACAATATATCGAGCGCACCCTTGCTGGTGTCCGTACCCTGCCAGCGCCGTGCTCGCATTGCCCTGTGGATTTCTTCCGTTGTTGGCGGGTTGGGTTGGCAAGGAAAGTCTATGCTCGGGTTGACGCCATCATAGCGCATTTTCCTATTCCTTCATCCAGTCTTCTGCGGGCTGCACGTGCTTTTTGTACGGTACACCTGCTACGATCTTTGCAGCGCGCACAACATTCACACGCTTCTTCGGGTGCACCTTCAGCCCGTATCGAGGTTGGCGGTAGTAGCGCTCGATCGTTTTCCATTTGAACGAGCACTCCACGCATTGGCGCGTACGCACCATAGAAAGGGCACGCGCTTTTTTGCCGTTACGCATCACCCGCGTTTTGGTCTCGCGGGAGAGGACCACCGAGCTATCCCCTCCGCAGTGCAAGCAGAGCAGCACTGCTACTACATCGGTATCGGCGCGAACTTGTTGCGCACCTTGTGCACGACGAGCGAGATGTGCGTGATCTGGCGCAGGTCGACGGTGCTCGAGAACATGTCGCCCGCTACCTCGATAACGTTGAGATCGCCCGTGGACCAAATCTCTTGAATGGCCCTATAGGTTTTTTCCGCTTTCTTCTCTGTGCGGTACCGGAGAATGAGCGGCTGGACGTTCGGACCGATGATTACGATCTGCGCGACTTCGTCAATTTTGGGCTGGTCAACCATAGGAAGCTCCTGTGACATGAGTTCAAAAAGATGGGGCATCAATTCTTATTCCGAGACCGCTGATGTATACGCCGCGATTGCGGCCCTCATGGCCTTGACGTGCGTTTCCCATAGGGTGCCGCCGCTACGAAGAATGCGATGTGGCCGCTCTCCGCGATGTGAGAGATATTCAATCGCTGCAGCCTTTATGGCCTCCGAATGTGGGCAGTCGCATCCTACGCTATCTGGCATCCCCTTGCAGCAATTGCACTGACGCTTGGTCATGTATCATCCTTCCTTCGAAGTAAGCGTGGGGGTGTTAATTCTCGTCCACGAAGTTGAGATCGTTGGAGCTGGAGAGATCGATCTGCAGGATGTTCTCTTTGGCGAAAGCAAGTCCGGTGCCGCCGCCGAGAAAGCCGACAACCGAAGTCGTCGTCATGGAAGCATGCAACGCTTCCATCAACAGATGCCGCGACTTGCCGGCCTTCTTGAGCCACTCGCCGAAGGCAGTGGACGATATGCGCATCAGCTTGTCGTTGAGCCCGATCTGCACGGCGACACCATTCAGTCTCGAAACATCCGATGGTCGGAGTATCTTGACGGCGTTCGCGGTGTTCGGCGCCGGCGGCCTACCCGGGGCGATGTGAATGCGGTCCGTGTAGATCACCTTGTTCGCCGCCTGCATGTCCTTCAGGAACTGCGCCATGATCGAGCTCACGTTGATCGAGCGTGTGAGATCGACCGTCTGCTGGCCGCGAAGCTTGCGCATGTTCTCCAGAGAGGCCAGCATGAAAGTCTTCAGGCCGGGCTCGTCGAATACGGCGTATCCGAGCGCGTTCGCGTAGCGGGCCCCAAGTAGGATTGTAGCGACGAGTGACACCCAAAAGCGTTCCTCCTGCTGTGCACCGACTTCGATATTAAGCTGCTTGCTTAGCGTGGCCATGTCAACTTCACACTGGGCAAAGTTTGTGCCTAACCAAGAGGCGTACTTGAGCCCGACACTGCCGTAGTTGTTGTTCAGCTTTGAGAGGCGGATCGTCGCTTCCGATGTATCGACCCGGCCAGCCACCAAGGCGCTCGATGGTTTCACAGTGTACTCGAATATGCGATAGAGCCCAGCTAGGGTAGTCTGGGTCTGCTGGGTCACATGATCGATGAGGCTGTCGTTCGACGCAGAAACCACGAGTGTCTGCCAGTGCCCGGGCTCCTTCATCTGGGCGTGTTGGTTGAGCCGGGACTTCTCCTTGCCCTGCGCAATCTGGAACGTCATGTTCACGAACTTCTTCGTGTCCTCGTCCGTCTTGAGCTCGTCCCAATACACTGGGAGCGAACGGACTTCGCCGATTTTCCGCATCACAGAATTCTGCGTATCCGACAACGACTGCACTGCGCGAATGGGATCGCCCCAAACTGCCTGCGCGATCCTTAATGCAGTAGACTTGCCGATGCCGCTCTCCTTGCTGTATGCGCTCATGAGCATACCCAAGTGGCCAGTGAACATCACAAGGGGTGCAGCGAAAGCGGACGCCACAATAGCCTCCAAATCGGGCCTGCCTTGCAATGTGACTAGCTTTACCGCATCCAGCCAGTACGCGTCGGAGCCTTTCGGCTTGTACTGTTGATTTAGCACCGGGTTTGCGGAAGCGCTCGGCGACGCACCATTTGGCGTCCAGAGCTGACCACCAAATATAAAACCTTCCGTTTGGCCGTTCTTGTCCTGCCACCCGAAGGGTGCACTGGCTACACTGTCCTTCATCTGCTGCAGCTTTTGCACCCATGACACAAAAAAATCTCCTGCTGTCTTATCGTTCGCCTTGAGCATGAAGCCCTGACGCTGAAGTACTTTACGCATCTCAGTGGTTGCCAAGCACTCGAGCTCGATGGAAATCTGCCCCACGCGGTTGCGGTCGACGACGCTGTCGAAGTGCAGCATGCGCGGCTCGTTCTGCAGCCACGCGTTCATGAGAGGATAATCGCTGATCGGAATGATCAGCTGGTTCATCGGGTTGGCCGGGTCTGGTACGATGCGTGACACGATGCCGTTGGCGTCGCGCGTATACCCCGACGGGAGATCAGCACTGATGTTACCCGGCGGGGTAACTACAGGAGCATGTCCGGGTGCCGTCGTGTAGTTGATAGGAGCGCTCGTACTTGCCGCTCCGAAACCTCCCGCTGCAGATGGTTGAACTGGGATTGCTGGAGCAGCTGTTGCTCCTGCTCCCGCTGCAAGCGCTTGAGCTGCAGCACTTGGTCCTGCAGCCGGGCGTTGCTCATGGTTAAGCGGCGATTTGCCCTGTGCAAAGAGCGCGCAGCTACGGCAAGCTGTTCCACCTGTCGCGGAGATAGTTGCGCAGCTGGGCCAGCCAAGCCCTCTATCAAGACGCTCGCGATCTTTGCGCTCGAAAAAGTCGTCCGTGCTTTCCTTGGTGTAGTCGGCATGTTTGTTACCCATGCGGTGCGCGTCAGCACGGCCGCCCTTTGTAAAGGTCGAGATAAGCGTGGTGATATTCCAGAGCGGGTTACTTAGTGCGGCGCCGCCGGTGGCAAGAGCATCACGAACGAAACCACATGCCAGAGCAACGTGGTCCAGATCAGGGCTAGGCCACAGACTATCAAGGCCCATAGCAAGCTCAGAAACACCCGCGGCGTATGCACGAAGCGGGAAGATATTTCGATCCACTCCTGCTCCCGCCGCAGGAGAATGTACTTTTCCCATATACGGCAAAAGAGGTGTGCTGATCCGATCGAGATTATAATCGAAATCGAGGCGTGGCCCAACAAAGCGTACATGACGGGCTGGCTCCTGCTTGCGGTTGAGGGTGTCAGGAATGCGCAACACCCGGACGCTGTCAACGGTGCACTGCGTGTCGCAGTGGAGCCCGAAAGCCTTGGTAGCCTCGGCCAGTGCAAACGCAATGGGTAGCCATTCCGGCGGCGTGAGTGCGCTGTTCACGCACCAGTAAAAATGAAAGCCCCCGCCAGAGTTCACCACCATCGTAGGTTTTGGAAGTCCCACTTTGCTCACAAAAGCCATCATCGCCACGATGGCTTCTTCGGCGGTCTGGTAGCCGTCGGGCACCATCAGACCGCTGGCCGGGTCCTTCTTCGTCTTGCCGAAGTCCACGTCGATGAAGAAGCTCTTCAGCGAGATTGCGTTGGTCGCCAGCCGGAGCGGCGCGTTATAGGAGAACGGCCGGGCGCCCTTGGTGACCTTGGGCACGGCCTCCAGCTGCGAGGACATGCAGGCGTAAACGTCCAGCGTGTTCGAACCCGGCTTGAGGGCGAACTCGAGCGTGCGCGCCGCCTCGGAGGCGTCCCTTACCGCCCGGCCGGTCCATGCTGCCTTGCCGTCGGGGCGCGCGGTCGTGGGCGGGAAGGTCCAGTGCAAATTGACAAAGCCCGGTTCGCCGGGCTGCGGCCAAGGAACAACCCTCGCCAGATATTCTCTCGCATTTTCGAAGCTCATAGAAAGTCCCCGCCATCAGGAGAGGGACAATCCCTCTCCTGTCGTTGTCGAGTGCGGTATTAGCTGCTGGCGAGAAGCGCGTTCAGGCGCTCATCGATCGACCCCTCAAAGGCGCTCACGACGCCCGGGGCGGGCTGGGGCGCGGGCTGGGGCGCGGTCGCCGGTGGTGCCTGCACGGGCGCAGCTTGCGTTACCCCGGGGGTAACGTCAGGAGCTACGGCGCCGAACCCCGTCATCTGGCGGGTGGGGGCCGCCTGCGGGGCGGGCTGGGGCGCTGGCTGAGCAATAGGTGCTGCAGTGGCGGTCGGTTCGGATGGCGTCACCACGGGTGCTGCGGCGGCAGGAGTGACCGCGGCGGCGGGCTGGGGGGCAGCGACAGGAGCAGGTGCGACAACAGTGGGTCCAAAACCACCCCCAGTTGCCGGGACAGGAGCTGGTCTACTCGTTGCTGCCGGCTGGGAGGCGGGTTGTGCGACGGGGGCTGCAGCAATTGGAGCGGGCTGAGCCACAGGGGCGACAACGATGGGTTGGGGAGCCACCTGTTGGACTGGCGCCGCCGCCGCCGGCTGCACCATCTGAACGGCGGGTGCGGGCTCGAGGAACGCCGGCGCCGCCGCGGGCGCTGCGATGGCCACCTGTGCCGGCGCAGAGCCTTCGTGGATGACGCGGGCCGTCTCGGGGCTGTTGCGCAACTCCATGACGACGGCGCCTTCGACGTCGCTGAGTGGCCGGATCGCGTTGAAGGTGAACTTCGGGTAGCTCTCCACCGGATCGAAGCCGATCTTGATGCCCATCGTGAAGTAGGGGTAGCCCATGCCCTTGTAGCGGTTGTCGAAGGCCGACAGGTCCTGCAGCGATGCCGCGGGGCAGCGCAAAAGCAAGGGCCCGCCGAAGGTCTCATTCCGCAGATCGGTCAGCGGGACTACCGCCATGCGCCGGTGATCGCCGCACGCCTTGCCCTTGCCGCCGTTCGCCGCCGAGCCCCATGCGTTGCGCGGGCACGTCGCACAGACCGCACTCTGCGGCTTCGGCACGCCCTGATCCGGCACGATGCCGTTGGCCGAGGCGCAGTCCGGCGGGTTGTTGTTGTTCTCGTCCCAACCGGTCTCGTAGAAGGTCTTGGAGAGGAGCGCGTTCGCCTTGAGGATCACCACGTCGATCGAGCCGCGGGCGCCGTCGCCGTCGTCGCGCATCAGCGTCATCGAATTGCCGTTGTGCTGGATCGACCAGACCTTGCCGCGATATTTGATGAGGCCGTAGCCTCCAGTGATACCGCCCGACAGATCGTCGCCGGCCTGCTGGCCCTGAAAGACTGCCGCGACCGGGCCGCTAAAGGTGGGCGGAACAATAATTTGGTTGGACATAGAAACTCCTGCTGCTAGGGATGGTGGGTGCTGACGGCGCCGCGCGCATTACTTGCGACGGACGCCGATCTTCTGAAAAGTGGTGTAGTTCACGCCCGGTGGGGGCACGCCGTTAGCATTCACGTATTCGGTGATGGCAGTCAAGTTGGGCTTTTTGTCGAGCATGTCGAAGGCGCCCTGCGTCACCACCCACGTCCAGAACACGTTGATGTCGGCCGCGCTCGCCGACGCCTTGATCGATAGCGACACCGTGCCTTTGTCGGTTTTCATGTTGCTGGCGTTGACCGCCTGCAGCGCCTGCTTGAGCTCCTCCTCGATCATCAGCATCGTCTCGGTGATCGGCTTCATCTCGGCGTCGTGCTTCTCGGCGAGCTCCGTCTTGAGATCACGCAGCTTGACGTACTGCCCGACGCGCTTCTCGACGTCGATGGGTGGGTTGGTAGTGGTATCAGACATAGTGTCAGCTCCGTGATATGAGATCGTACGCGACGCACCTAATTGCTAGAGCATCGAGGCCTTCAACGATGGCAGTCTGAATATGAGCATTTTCTAGCTCTATAAAACCAACATTGTCTCGGCGGAGGTTATCGCCCTTGCTGACCATTAATGTCCAAGGTTTTTTGCCCGAAAAAATCAATGCAATCTCGATACCGAGAACAAGATCGAGCGCAGATAGATGCGAAACATACCCGCTACCCGAGACGTATCTTTCGTCTGTAAAGCCCGGCAGTTCCAGTCGCCAGTCTTCCGGTTCCATCACCACACCTCGTTGCTGTCGGCGAACATCTTCAGGAAGCTCTTCTGCACGTCCTGCTTCTTGTTGAGCATGGCGTACACCTTACGCTCGACGGCGGTACTCTGCAGGTGGATTACCTGCTGCTTGTGCTTCTGGCCTACTCGCCGGATGCGATGGTTGGCTTGGTCGTAGGTTTCAAGGGAAGTAATGGGGCCGAACCATACAATGGTGTCAGCGGCGGTGAGCGTGATGCCGTGAGCGACGCACTGGGGGTGAGCCAGTAGCACTTTGAGCTTGCTTGTGTTCTGGAAAACACTAAAAATCCGATCGCGTTCTTTAGACGGCGTATCGCCCGAAACAGTTTCATAGTCGATCTTCTCCGCGATGAGCGCCTGCCCGATGCCATCCAGCGCATGGATATACGGCACAAACACGATGACTTTGCGCGCGGTGCTATTGATGGCGTCGGTCAGCGCCTCGATGCGCTTGATGTTGTCCAACGGCATGATGTTCTTGTTGCCGGTGGCTTGGTCCGTCGTGTAGACCCAGCCAATGCTGATCTGCAGCAGCTTCTGCATGGCGGCGCCGGCGTTCGCCGCGGTGACAAGGTCGCCCGACTGGAACGAGCTCTGGCAATGCGCAACAATGTCCTTGTAGACTTTGAGCTGGATTTTACCCATCTCGACATCAACGTAGCGCTCAATGCACGGCGGAAGTTCTGCGACTTCATCGATCGTAAAACGCACGCTCGGCTGCATGACGTCGTAGGCTTGCTCAACAGCGTCTGCCTTGGGTACCCATTTCTGGACATGCCCCAGCGGATACATGAGTGCGCTGCGGAAGTGTGAGAACCACCGCGGCACAGTGCCGGGCGTGACCACCTTGCACTGATAGAAAACGTCAGTGGGCTCATGTGGCATCGGCGATCCCGTCATGCCCCACACCCACGTACGCTTCGCAGCGTAAGCCACCATCAGTTTCGTGCGCTCGGACTTGTTGCGGTACACCGCCAGCTCGTCGATGCACAGCACGTCGATGTCTGCGCGGGCGCCCAGCTCTTTGGCGATGACGCCGAGGCCGTCGTGGTTGATCACGTAGATGTCAGCGTCTTCGGCGAGCCGCTTGCGGCGGGTCTTGGCGTCGCCGTGAAGCACGATCACTTTGATCGTTGGGTCCACTTCGAACGCTTCGCGCTGCCATACGAACACCAACGTAGAGAGCGGCGCCACCACGATCATTTTCTTGGCGCGCTTCTGCTTCTGCAGGTATCGGAACGCCCAGATGGCGCATTTGGTCTTGCCGGTGCCCATGCCGTTGAGGACGTACGCACGCTGCGCCATCGTGAGGAGCGCCGCGGTTTTCTTCTGCACCTCGAAGGCGGGCTTGTTCACAGTGTTCGGGAAATCGTACTGCGTGAGGATCGGCGCCGGTGCGTCAAAGCCCAGCTTGCGCAGGAGATACACTTCCGTCTCACTGTGCGGGATCAGCGTGTAGTCCTGATCCATGAAGCGATGCGGCTTCCCCATGGGGAAGAGCCCCGTGATCTGGGGAGTGGTCGGCACGCCGATGATCTTGTGCTTGCCGCTAACTATTGTCTGCTGCATTTTGGTTTCTCAGGTAGTTCATAAATTTTTCGAGCTTCTCGAGAGAAGCTTCGCTATCTACCACAAACACATGACCTAGTGCACCATGTATCTGCGCCATGCAGAGTTCTTGGCGAGGCGTAGGCTTCTTGCCCGGTGCCTTTGTCTCGATCGCGATGAAAGTACCGCGATAGCAAACGAGACAGTCGAGCGAGCTCGCACCGAACCCTGCCGGTACTGGCCAAAAACGGTACAGCCCTTGGCCTGTAGCTCGACAGTCTTCGTAGTTGTCGAGCAGTCTGTTTACGAGCTTCTTGATCTTACCTTCGGGGGTAACCGCCATGTCAGCCTGCCAACAGTATGAGTTTTGTCATCAGATGGTCCGATGGGAAACAGTGGCCGTCTTCTTGGTGTCGAAGGACAAGAGCGTGCGTAGTGTTATCGGACAGCTCGAGAACGATATCATGCCGCACGTTATCCGCGTTGTAAGCCACTTCGGTGTGGATGTGGAATTTGTTCTTCACGACTTCTCGAACTGCAGACAAGCCCATGTCTCGTACACCCCATGCAGTGCTTCTACTGTTGTTGTGCCAGATCGATGCGTGGCGTTTTTGATAAGAAGTGCTCATAAATATACCCATGCAAAGGTCGTGCCAACTACACTTTTAGTAGCAAAAATCAGCCACACACAAGCATGATCTTCGCTTTAAAGTGGTCCGATGGGAACGTGATGTAGGGCTCCTCATGGAAAAACTCCCCGCCGCTCTGCAGTATGCATCTGGCGCGGGCCATCAGGCTTTGGTGATCTGCGCTCAGGACACCGATGACGCCCACACGGCATCTGCCCGTCAGTTTCTGCTCGCGCAACCAGTTATCAACACGCAGCTGCCCGGCATCCATAGCCGCCAGCTTGACGAAAGCGTCCCACTGTCCGGCATCCATCTGCATCGCCATGTTCTCAGAGACTGTGAACTTCGCGCGCATGCTGTACTTCCTTCGACTCACGTCAACCTGCCAGCAAAATAAGCTTCGTCACTGTGAGGTGACTGACAAAGCTTTCGATGGGTTCTGTTACTTCAAAAATGCGCTCGTTTTTGAAGGCTTCAGGGTTGTGTTGGTATATAGCGAGCGTAACTTCGCGCTTTTCGACGTTAAGCGACGTGCGAAATTCGAGCAGTTTGCCCTTGAACTGCTCTTGCAACCAGTTCACGCCTTCATCGACCCAGCGCCACATTGCGTGGTCCTGCAAAGCATCACGCCCGGCCATCATCTCCTGTTGCGTTTTCAGCGAGTATTTTTGCCATTGTGCGGGCAGCTCAGCACCGCGCAGAACCTCGCGCAAATCCCGGACGGCGTTGGCGGATAGTTCGTGCGCTTGAAGGCCGTCTCCATCGCTTCGATCCGATGCCATATGCTTCTCCAGACTGTGGGCATGTCCTCGCGGAAGAACGTTTCGCTACTTTCCGCGTCTTCTTTCAGCCAGACATACGTCGACCTGACTGCCTTGATCTCGGGATGCTTGGCGAAGATGCATGCCGCGGTGAGCGCCAGCTGCACGCTGTCTTCGAGTATCTTTCCCGTCTTCCAGTCGACCGCAAGCGCGACGTCGCCGGCGATCTTGTAGAGGTCGCATTTTACGCGCAGCCACACATCGTTGTCGAAGTTACCCGTCGAGGTAAAGTTCGCCGTCATGGCGAGGCCCTGCTCGACGAACACATTCTCGGGCGGCGTGTTGCCGAGAACCTTCACGGCCCACGGCTCGTACATCTTGAGCTCGTCGGGCAGCACGACGCGATCCTTGCCGCAGCGAGCAGCAAGTGCATCGTGCACCACGTTGCCCCAGTCCAGCGCCGCTCCGCCGGGCTCCTTGACGGACCTCACAAGGTCCACTTCGTAATGCCGCTTCGGGCATACCTCGAAGTTCTTGAGGCGCGAGAAGCTCCACGCGAACGGCTTGATGCGCGGAGCGCCAGAACGCGTGGATGTAACGATTGCCATGGTAGCTCCTAAGCGGGGGTGGGGGCTTTCACGCGATCGAGCTCGATGTTGAGCTCCTTGGCGTGCTTCTCCGCGATATTAGCACGAGCTGTCATCGACGCCAAGTCGCGAGCAACTTCCCGCTCTTTTATTTCTAGCGAACGAACATCTTTCTGCAAGTCCCGCACGCGATTGCGCTCCACCGTGAGTGCGCCGCGAACTTCCTCCAGCGTGCGCTGCGCCGGCACTTCCAGCTTGTTGAGCTCGCCCTGTCGCATGTTGAGTGCTTCGACGATGGTGTCGGCGATCGTCTCGCTGTTGGTGGTGGCGATCACCGCAAGGCGATCTTTGGTGCCGATGCGGCGCGAGCAGATCGCAACCTTCTTCGTGCCGGGCGTGATGAGCGTAGCGTACTGGTCTTTGGCTTTCATGGGTCACTCCTGTTTGAGCATGTTGAGTTTCGTGATGAGCGCGTCGCTGGGATAGAGCTCGTAGCCGTCCTCGAGAACAATGCCTTCGCCGCCCATCGATATCACGCAGACGAGCACTTTGTCCTGCACGCGCCTGATGATTATATCGTTGAACCCCGGCGCCCACGTGTTCCCCTTCACGCCCCAGCGCATGCGCATAGCGAGCATGGTCTCAAGAGAGTACTGCTGCATAACTTTCTCCACAACAGGAGGTTGCAGTATGCTGCCGCCCGTAACGCCCGGAATGTTCCAGTTTCCACCTCCACCCGCGCCACCGTACAAAGACAGGTTTTTAGGGGGCGCACCATTCAGCCGGTGTTTCGACGTAAAGCATGCTATGGCCGCAGCTATATCGTGGGCGTTCAGCCCGACGAGCGCCTCGTACGCTAGTTCTTCGATAGGCCAGCCACAGTAGCGCCCGATGTTAGTAGAGATGTTTACAGGGGGAGGAGCGTTAGTATGCGCAAAGGCCTCCATGGCAGCGACTTGGAGTAGTACGTTCATTTAGCATCTCCGTACGTGGGTCCGGCCTTCGTTTCGCAGGCGAGGGGAAGATCAAGCGCCCACGCAGGGCGCCTGTTCATCTCTTCCACCATGATGTTACGCACGGAGGTAACAAGCGCATCGGGTACGGTGTAGGCAAGCGCGTCGTGCACCTGCAATGCGAGCTGGATGTAGCCCCAGCCGGCCGCCTTCAGTCGGGCTTTGATCCGAACTTCGGCATCCATGACGATGCAGCGGGCAAGCGCTTGCACGATGTTCTCGAGGAGAGCACCGCCATAGAGACGTCGAGGCTTACCTGCGTGATCGTAGAGCCAACCGTCAGTGGTCTGTCGAAGGTTGTGGTAGTACAGATATAGACCGTTGGGGAGCGAAATGCGGCCACGCTCAAAGACACAAGGGCCGATGCTAAAATTGCCGGGAGCACCTGCGAGAATAGCGATCGCGTTGTTCAATTTCTTCCACATGGCGGGCACACCGGTATAGGTGCCACGGTAAGTGTTCACGATGAGCAGGCTCTGATCGTCCTGCAGGATCAGCTCCTGCCCCTTGCCGGTGAGCTTCATAGCTTCGAGCGACTTCACCCGCACCTGATGCTTGAACTTCACCCAGCCCAGCCCGAAGCCCAGCCCCAAGATCGAAGTCTTGCCCAGAAACCGCTGCTCGGCGCTCACCTGTGAGACGTCGATGTGAAAAACTTTCGCTGCGAAAATCTTGTACGGGTCGAGCCCCAGCCTGAACTGCTCGAGCAACTCCCACTCGCCGCACAGCCACGCCACAATACGCGCTTCGATCTGCGAGCTATCCGTGTTCACGACTTTCCACCCGAAGAACGCCATGAGTGCGCGCTTCAGATGATTGATGACGCCGCGACTGGGAAAGTTTTGGACGTTGAGCTTCCAGTCTCCACCCAGCCGATGGGTGTGCGCCGCGCCATACCGGAGAGGCATGGGCGCCAGCTTGGTGCCGGGCGGGAAGCCACGCCACGCCAGATAGGCCGCGGGCCACTCCAGTTGCGAGATCGATAGGAAGCGCTGCGTGCGGGTCTCTTCGATCGTGGACTTGTGCCCTAGTCTTGCTGCGACCAGCGTCTGCACGTTGGTGTCGGGGTGCTCTTCGAGATCAGTGAATTCCTGATCGGCCTTCGAGAAGGCCCATGTTTCCTTCTGAGTAGTAGGCGAAATCTTCCGCGGCGGATCGATACCCAGCGAGGTAAGCAGCAACGCGAACTTCTCGTTGCTCATCAGGTCCTTGCACTTGCCGTTGGCGTCGTAGACCAGACCGCACGAGGCGAGCAGGTTCGCCTTGTCGGTGATGATGTCCTGCAGATGGACGGCGAGTTCCTGCCCGTTGATCGTAAACTGCGGATGCACCGCCATCATCAGGACGTCGTGCAGAACTAACAACTCGCTGACAGGGAAGCCCTGCGACATGATCTTGTCGAAGATGCCCTCGGCGAGGATGCTGTCGTCGCCGCAATAGTCCTCGTATTCTTTGAGCCAGCCGGCATCGATGATGTCCTGCAGATGGAGCCCTTCCATCTTTTTGACCGCGGTGCCCTTGTGTTTGCCCAGAATAAACGGCGCCGTCACTGCCAGCGCGACGCTGCGCAGCTCGTGCCCGTGCCACGCACGGACCATTCCCATCACATCGACGGTCAGCTTGGCGATGAAGTTGTAGTGCCACGCGCATATGCAGGCGTCGAACAGCGAGTTGTAGCTCAGCATAATCGTGTCGTCGGGATTTAGCAGCCTGAAGAACTGCGCGATCTTGTCGCCGGCGAGATTTATCACCGGCTTGCCCGGGCGCTTCACGGACAGCATGATCACTTCAAAACGAGGGTCCAGAATATACTCGACCGGTGTCATCTTCCGGAGCGAATATTCCTTGTCATAGTACGTTTCGAAGTCAATCGTGAAGCGCTCAGGCATCGATAGCTTCCATTTCTTTTATGCCGGCAGGCGTGACGAACACGATGAAGCCGCCAATTCCCGGGCCCATCCCTTTAGGCCAGTAGCGCTTAATAAGTCCACGCCTAAAAAGCGACGTGACCCGGCCGGTGATATCCACACCGTAGCACATATATTTGAAATACGCTGCCTTGCTAGAGCTCCGAATTACAATCGAAATTTTCACTTCGCCATAGTAGAACGCCGTGAGGGTTTCCAGCTGCATCGGTGTCAATGGTTTTATGTTTCTACCTCCCATCGGCCGCTTCTGCATCGGCACCTCCTCAGTTGTCGAACCAGAACACCACGCGATACTCTTCGTTGGGCTCTGGAGCGTAGCGCTCGAAATAATATCCGTGCGGATCAGTCACCGCGGGGTGCTCAACGAGCAACACCTCAGCTGGGTTGTGCTCTGTCTCCACGAGCAGCCGGATGTATTCGTCCAGCGAGCAATACGAATGCGAGTGCCCATCGCTGTCGATTTCATCGGACAGCGCTTGAGCAAGCTCTGATACGTCGTCAGGGAGGCCTTTCGGGGCGGGTCCACTACCGCGGACGCCAGCGAGCTTCGCAAACAAATCGTAGTTGCGGGCGCGCGATCTATCCCAAACAGGGGTCTGCTGCCATTTTTTGGTTTCTTTGTCCTGACCCCACTGCAGGCGGTGGGCTGCTTCCTGCACGCCGATCCATTTATCGCCGAACTTCTTCTCGAGAACCAGATGAATATCTGCGCCCATTTGACTTACCTCCGTGAGTAACTTATATTTGCGACGCGCTACCGCGACAGCGCATCTCCTGTGGGTGGGAGCGGGGCGACGGGTGTTCCAGCATCCGTCGCCCCAACTTTTACATCCGGTTGACGCGACCAAAATCTGACATATCGAACGCCGGCATGGCCCACAAACCGATGAGCACGGCGCCCGGCGCGGGCTCAGGAACATCCTCCCCGATCAGCGCCATCGAGGTGAGCAGCGCCGAGCTGTCCTGAATGGCTGCTTTCAGGACAGGCGAAATCGCTGGGGTATGTCGGCACGGTTTGTAGGAGCCGTATTTTGTAATCCAGCGATCCATTTTCGGATTGAGGCCGTCCTTGCAGAGATGCATCACCGCGGGGAACATGTACCGCAGCTGCGTGCCGCTGTCGCATTCGCGATTGAGAACATACAGCGCTTGACGAACGACCCCGAAGCGCCGCCCCAGTGCATAGCGCGCTGTCAGCCAGTCGATCACCTTGGGGCCGGATTGCCCCGGCTGCCAGCACGGAACGCGTGGCGTCAGCGGTGGCGATCGCTCTGCGTGAGTGCGCATCATGAGCTGGACTTCCTGCCCGCTCTCGCCGTCGATAGCCGCGGGCACTTGCAGCTGCATCCATTGCTCTGACGCCCAGACGCTGGCATACTTCGCCGCCTTCGTCAGAATGTCGATATGGTCCGATGGTGCGATGAGCTGGATGCACTCTTCGTGTGTCATGTCGAAGTGAAGCGTGCGGAGCATGATGTCTCGCTTGTGCTCGAGCTGCTTGTTCATCGCGGTGAGCACGTCGTCGTGCATTGCTGGCATGTTACCTCCGTGGGTATTGAAGTTGTGGGGGGTAGGGTTTGCGGACTAGCCGGTGTTCCCCTTCTGCGCTTCGGGTTAGAAGCCCGGTGCCGCTCTCCTGATATGAGCTATACCCCCGTCTCGTTAGTCCTTCGCCTGCTTGGGAATGTTGACCACGTCGCCCCAAGGGTACTGCTTACCGTCGCCGTAGATGTTGCCCCAGATCACAGGGAACGACGGCGCCGCACGCGGGAAGCTGCCCAGTCCATCGGTGAGGTACACCAGCGCCTCCGGCGAGAGTCCGTCCTTGTCGATGCGGTCGAACACAGGGATGAAGCTCGTGCCGCCACCACCCGGTGCACCCTTGCGGCGGATCGCCATCAGGTCGGAAGCGTCCTCACATTCGTCGACGCGGTTCACGGCTGCGTCGCACCAGACGATCACGAGCCGCTTGGGCCTGATCTCTTCGAGAATACCCGAGACCTCAGCCATGAACATGTCGAGCTCCTTCGGACCAACTGAGCCAGAAGTATCGACGCCGACAACCACAGTGCCAGCACCAAAACCAGAGCGGCCGGGCGCGTAAATATCGCGAGTGATAAGACGGCGGTCAGGTCGAGCCCAATCGAAAGTGCCTGATCCCACCTTACGAGCGAAAAGGGATTTGATGTGTTCACGCCAGTCCACCTTCGGGGTTAGCACTTCGCTGAGTGCGCGGAGCAGCTCGGCCGGCAGCTTGCCCATGGCCTTCGCCGCGGAGATGCCGGCTTGGACTTCGGTGTCCCACTGCGCCGGATTGCGATTGTTGTTCGCCGACTGCGCGTCCTGCCCCGTCGATGTGCCGGGATCGAGATGCACATCGAAGCCGCCACCAGCACCGGGGCCACCACCCTTGCCCTTGTTGCTCTGCTTGAAGATTTTGCGGTAGGTGTCCAGCGCGTTGTCGGCCGACGTTGCGATGGCTGCATCGTAGACGCCCATCTGTTGACCGGCCTTGTCGGTCGGAAAGATACCGACCTTGCTCTCGACGAGGATCGCGTTGATGACAAGGTCCTCGGCGTAGTTCATCTGCTCGGCGTCGAACGGCAGCGACTTGCCGTCGGGATACGCCACCTTGCCGCGCATCTTGAGCATGTAGGAGATGCCGCAGTGGTTGAAGATGCAGTGCAGGATTTCGTGCGCCGCGATGAACACGCGCTGGTTCAGACCCTGCGCGAAGTATCCGTCGGGACCAGTGTTGAAGATCAGGTTGCTGCCGTCGGTCGCCGCGACGGGGTACTTCGGGTCTTCAGTGAACACCGCGTTGAACTGGTCGCCGGTGTTCTGCAGCATGGTGTAGAAAATATGCGAGAACGCTGGGCAGTGCCAGATCAACGCGGCGCGGGTGTCGCTCCAGAGCTTGTCCTGCTGAGGAGACAACTTCGATCGTACGATGGTGGTCATGGGTGGTTATCCTTCGTCGTCGCCGAACACGGAAATTTCCTTGGTCTCCGAGAAGAAGTCCCCGTCGGAGATCATGATGGTAGGCGCGCGCTGGTCCTGCACCATCATTGCTTTGGTGAGCAGCTCGCGTGCCAGCTGCTGCGCGATCTTGAGCATCGCGGGCTCTTTGATCTTTTTGTTGGCGGTGTCGAAATCGATCCGCAATTCGATGGTGATCGTTTGCATGGTTACCTCCAGAAGTAACTGAGTAAGTGGTGGGGACGGCTAGGGAAACGCCCTAGCATCTGCTACCTTTTGGGGAGGTTATTTCCCCTCGTGGAGCCGCTCTCCAAATTGTTTGAGCTACGTCCCCGTGGCGCTTACTTACGCGAGCTCAGCGCGATCGCCGCCATCAGCGAACTATTCTGCCGAGCCCACTTGTCGAACGCCGGCTCCGACACCAGCGCCATGTTCTTGCGGCAGGCATTGGTGGCGAACGTGACCGCGAATTCCTTCGGCATGCGCTCGATGTACTCGATCACCTGCGTCGCATCCTTGGTCTTGATCTCGTGAGCCAGCTGGTAACAGACCAGCATCTGCGCGTCGGGCTTGGTCGGAACCTTGACGGTGCCGGGGCTCTTCACGATGTCGGCGTACTTCGGCATCTCGCGCTGCAGCTTGATGAAGTTCAGGTACTGGCCAGAGCCGGCGCCGATCATGCCAGCGAGCTGCTCGGAGACTTCCGGAGTGTCCGGGATTTCGCCGCCGTTGCGGGCCATCTTCACCTGCAGGAGGCGATCCACCGCGCAGAGCGAGCGCGGCGTGGTCCACGGACCCTGCTCGTTGGGGGTCTTCTCGTCGAAAACGATCTGCGGGTTCTGCTGCGCGAAGGCGATCGTCAGCGGCATGATGCCGTTGTTGCCCGCCCAGTGCTCCCACGACTGGAAGTCCGGGTGGATCGAGATGCGCTGCTCGCGGTTGATGACGAAGTCGAACTCCTTCGTCACACCGGAGCGATCGCTCGACCGGTTGCCGGCGGAGATGACAGAAATGCCGTCGTGCAGGGTATGGGGTCCGACCTGACCCTTGAGCTTGAGCTGCGCCGCGGCCTTCTTGGTGTCGCCGTCAGCCTGCGACCACTCGTCCAAGAACACGATGCCGCGCTTGTAGGTGTTGATGTGGCGCCCGTGGGGGTATTCGGCAGTGGGCTTGGTCATCATCCACGACGGCGTCGTGAACACGGAGGCCAGCGACTGCGTGCCGTCCGGGTTGGTGACCTTGGTGGGCACCATGTAGCCGAGCAGATCGGTCGGCGTGAAGGTGGCGAGGAAGCAGGTGGCGAGGCCCCATGTGCCTTCGCCGTCGCGCTTGTTGAGATAGCCGATCAGCGTCTCGACAAAGTCGCTCTTGCCGATGCCCGGGCCGCTTTCGATGTGGGTGGCGATGCGCGCGTTGATGTTGTCGATGATCGCGTCGCGCAGATCAAGAAGTCGCATGTGATGTTCTCCAGATGTGGGGTTGGGATGGTTCGATGGATGGGTAGGTTCAGATGAACTCGACGCGCGAATGAGTGCGCAGCACAACGTTCTGGTGGGACACCGGCAGCTGATCGAACAGCGGCCGGTTGATGATCAGCAAATTCTTCTCCGGATCGAGCCGGCAGACGATCCCGTCGGCGGTCATGTCCGCGTCGTCAACGTAGCGCCACAGGCGGGGAAGACCACCCGCAGGGTATAGTGCAAAGCTCATGTCGTCCTCTCCTGTGACGCTTCGATGGTTGTTGTAGTTGTGGGGACGTCAGTCCCCGCGGATCAACGCAGCGGTGGCTGCGAGGTAGACGATGGCGCCGTGGACTTCGGCGAGCGCCGCATCTTTCTCGCCGCGCGACAGCATACCCAACGCTTCCTGCGTTTTCTTCGCTGCCTGCCCAGCCGCAAAGCCGGGACCGTAGAGCCGGCCCAGCTCCATGATGGGCTGGCGGTCGAACGGCCGACCGTTGGCGTGGCGCACCTTGCCCTTGCCTTCGGAGCTCTGCGTGAACGCCGCCTGCAGCTCGCGGGACAACGCGTCGTAGCCGGGTGCGGTCATCAGCACACCAGCGATGACCGCCTTCGACACAGCCGCATCTGTGGGGGCAACTTGCGCTTTACGCCGTTCCCACGATGCTTTTGCAGCCGCACTGCGCTGCGCTTTGGTTCGTTTCTTTGCCATGTAACCTCTTGGGGTAACCGCTAATCAAGCCCGGTAGCGGTATCCGGGATTTGCGCGGCGTCGAGCTGGTCAAGTAACCTAGCCGCCACCTCGCAACATTCTTTGAACTCGCCTTCATGCAGTACCGGGCGGGATAAAAAGCCGCCGCCGGAGGCGCTTTGCACAACCTGCCCGTACAGCACGTGAGAATTTGCCCGCGTGCGCCAGCGATCGCCTTTGGGCTGGATGCTACGCTGCATAAGTAAGCCATATCTTCCCAGCTCGTCGTTGACAAGCTTGCGCAGTTGATCGCGCTCGAAGTCGTCTTTGCGAATTTGTTCGAGGTCATCTTCCCAACCGTAGTTAGGTTTTTCCTTATGCTTCATCTCCAGCACGCCGTAGGCCACCATTCTCACAGCGCTCATCGCCGTACCTTTTCTCGAACTCGTGCATCAAGCACGTGAATATCAGCTCGTCCTCGCCGCGCCAAGCTTCCAACTTGTCGCTATCGTCCACGTACTTTCTTCGAGGGTACCATTGAAACGGGTAGACCGATATAAGGTACTCTTGGTCTGGGCTACACTGCCCATTGAATCCATCTGGCCGCTTAAAACAAAGCAGCCAGTGGGTTTCGCTTATCTGTTTCTCAGCTATGAGCCAGAACTTGGGGCTCTCCGGATACACTTTCCATTCCAGCGCCATCGCCCTGCTCCTGTTTTTCGCCTAGATCGCTAAGCACGCAAGCACAGATTTTCTGGAATGCGTCGGGGCCGGAGATAACCTGCTTCTTCGCCATGGATACGTTCTCTGCGCGATACCACGGCTGCTGCGTTGTGCCGCCCGGATGCAGCGCGTAACCCACTGCAGCGAGCTCCTCGCGGACTTTCTTGAGGTAGTTGCGGCGCTGCTGGCGGTCAAGTGCTTCAACGTTGACAACGCCCCACGCGGCCCACTTTGTATGGTTGAGATGTTCAGTCATCGTCGCTTCTCCTGTTTTTTAATCCAGACATACACGCAGTCGTACCGGTGCGGTTTAGCGATCGCGGTCGCCTCACTCCAAGTACAGTAAGCGCCGCCAGCATGCACTCGCCCTGTTATCCGGGGGAGATAGATGTTGACCCAGCGTCCGGTATATCCGAACGGGGCTTTAGGGCGTGCTACGACGCCGAACGTTTCGTGAGTGCGCATTTTGCTTTCCACACTTCGAGGTTTACGTCTTCAGCATCAAGTCCCAGAGCCTTCAGGGACGCTCGAAGTACTTCTTCGGTTGCGTCGCCGGCCGCGAAGTCTGAAGCTCGCGCCGCTACCAGCTCCTGTGTCTCCTGATGGCTTCGTCGCATCGATCACTCCTGCGAGCTCGAGAGCATGTTTTGCAGCGAGCCACTCCGCCTTATAGGTTCGTGTGTACGGGCCGGACGAACGGCCCGTCGCCTTGTTGTGGTGCCAGTGGTGTGCGTACGTCCCATTAGGAGAGCGGAGTATTATCTCGTCTTTGGAGCTACGCTCGATAGAGAAGCCAAGCAAAAGCGCCTTAGCGATTAGCGTGTCGCGGAGCTTCCGCTTGGCTTGTCCGACCATGGTTACCTCTGAAGGTTACGTGCCAGCATGCTTGAGCTGAGCCAGCTCTTCGCTGAACGGCGCCGGCAGATGATCCTTCAGCAGGTGGAAGTCCTGATCGTCGATCACGATATCGTCGCCGCTGTGGTAGTTCAGCATGTCGCCGAAGTTCGACAACACGTCCAGCGTGTCCTTGGCCGGATGCTTCTCGAACATGTGGTTGATATCGCGGTCGACCATCTCGCGCATCTCTGCTTCGCGCGCGGCGTCGATGTGCAGGCCGTTGTGAGCGGCGCCGGTCTTCAGAGCTTCGAAGTGCCTGTTCCAGTGCTCAGTACGGGCTTCGTCGATTTTGGTTGCGAGCGCGATCGCCGCGGCTGCGACAGCAAGGCGGCAATTTCCGGTGGATACTCGAATTTGCATTTCTTGGGTTCTCCAGTGAGTGACTTCGGTTTCGCCTTCCGAGGGGTCTTAGAAGACGTGGGGACAACGGGCTCACGCACGGTGACGGTCCCGTATGGAATAGCGTAGGGCCACGGAGCAAACTCGTCGTAGACCCTGCGCTCTATGAATTTCTGTACCATGGTGCTTCCTCCGGGTATAGCTCTATACGCCTTCGAATGGCGGTAGCAGCGTTCGGACCAAAGCCATGGCCGGAAGTTTGTGTCCTCTCATCCATCCCGGGCGGGAACGCATATATTATTGAACCGTAGCCAGCAGGCCATAAAGTGCCGCCAGTGAGCAACCACTTCGTGACGAGTAGTTCATCCTCCGGGCTCATTGAGCTTCCCTATTTTCTCTTCGGGAAAATTGATCAGGCGAAGATACTCCAATGCTGCACTAAAGACCGAAGCGTAACCATCGTACTTCACACCGTTGTGCACAAAATACACGCGTGTAGGAACACCTTTTGCTTCATCAGTGTAAATGCCCCGCTCGGCAGCTTCAAACCCCAGCAGGAGCGCTTGCCGCACCACTGTTTCGCGAAACTCTTTATCCATGCGGTACATGAAACTATGCACGGTGCGCTCCTATTTGATGAACAACACTCGCACCACAATCGCCGCCACCAAGCAGAAGATCACTGCCTGCAAGAACCAACTGCTGGACTGGGACGACAACTCTACATCCGTCGGCGAGAGATCGCCATAGCGCACAACGGTCACAACGCGATCCTGCACGTCGTCGTAGATTTCATGGGTCGCGCGTGAGTGCGCAGTGCGAAAGCCTGCCTCCACGATCGCCGCCTCCAGTCCTTCGGAAGTGTTGGCGTGCAGCGAGCGCTCGTCGCCGTTGTCCTCGCGTCGGATGTGATACACGGTAACCTCCAGAGGTAATAGGGGTGGGGACATACGCCGGGTCAGCCTTCCCAACATGGGTTGTACACTACCGGATCAGCAGCTTACTCAATTGGCTGCTTTGGGTGCCGTTCGGGATGCGGTATGCACCGACTGTCCACGCTGGGCTTACCTTACTTGCAGCCCCTTTTGGGCTCTGCCGTTTTCTTACGGCCACGTAGTCCCCAGTAGAATGGTGGTAGGTCGCCGCATATCGTTACGGTGCACCGTTAGTGACTGCACTGCTCTACGTCTTCGGGGATCGGCCATCGCCAAGCCCGACGCTCTCTCCTGAGCTACACCATTCAACTTGGGACTAAGGCAAACTTGTTACTCGTTCATGATCTTGAACGTAGTGTAGTACGTCTTGCAAGGTCCAGCGTCTTCGATCTTGGCCTTGCTGAATTGCACGGGCGAACCGTGCTCGTCGATGCCGACGCCACACGTAGCGAGGTATAGCCACGCGGGCATAGTGCGGTTCACTGACCAGTTATTAACGCCCGCTGTTGCCCAATACCCTCGCTCGTCCTGCACAAACTCTGCACCTAGCAAGAGTGCAGTGCGTATGGCGCCGGCGTTGCGTGGAGCATCTTCGTTATCTAGGTCCTCGCTCCATCCCATGGTGTTACCCTCCGAAGTAATATCCGCGGCGCAAGTCATCATTCTTGCGCATCTCTCCCAGCTAGGATATTGCAGCGTTGCAATCTACTCACCATGCCAATTTGTCCTCACGCACAAGAGCACGCCGAAGCGTAGCGACCATGCGGTACTTGAACGAGAGCGCTCTTTTGCCTCCAGCTGACTTTTTGAGCTACGCGAATTTCGTGTAATTTCCACTGCTCCATGGCGAGGGAGACGCCACGCTGAGCCACGCGTATGCGGCATCGGCCTGAGTGTAACCGTAGCCTGTATAGCCGTGGCCTATGCACATATGGTACATGCGCGATGCTGCGCGCTCCGGATGCCCGAAATCGTTATAGTCAAACACGCAGCCTAGTAGCATTACGCGCGTGATGTTCAACTCTTCAGCCTTGGTCAGAGGATCAGCATCCATAGCGCTACTCCTGCGTAGGCGATTACACCCACGAGCCCGAAGGCGACGAACTGGATGCGGTCACGTGCTGACATTTTTTCGCTCCTGCATGAAAGTTACCGCCATTTTAGCAACGCGGCCCGGCCAGTCTGCGTAGAAGTTATATTTGCGGTCAAAAGTGATGCTGTAGCGCCACTCTTTAGCGTTTATGTTTTCATGGCGCTGCTCAATTTGCAAGCCGAGCAACGCAGCTCGCGTCACCCACACGTCAGCGTCTGAAAGATCGTCGCTATGAGTGGGGTCATCTCGCATGATCCGATGGTCCTATGTTTCAGCGCCGCGTGAGTGCGCGTTGTTACCTCCGGAAGTAATCGGGTTGTAGGCGCGACACGTCGCCTCGTTAAATGTGTAGGCGTCTCGGCGCTCTACCATTGAGCTACACCATGCAAGCATGGTGGCTGGGGGTCGAACCCAGCGTCTCCGAGATTACTTTGGAGAGTAACTACCCTACACCTCTCCCAATTAGTATTCGACGGTGAGATTTCCACAGAGCTCTTGGAGGCCCGCAGCTGCTTCCGATCCTCGCACGTTAGCGTTTCCAGTGATCACTGAGGGCGTTGTCGTGTTTGGTTCTTGCTCCACTGCACCTCGCCGAGGTGCCGGCTGCTCACATCTTAGTATCAGGGCCCATCCCCTCCTCTACGCTCTAGTTCCTAGCACGGGCGCATGCTGGGCTTATTGAGCTACGTCGAATTAGTATCAGCGGGGTAGTAAACATCCACACCCATCTCCGAATTAAGATGATCGCCTAACTACTAGTCCCGCGCGTTAGGTTGGGGGCTTCGTCGGGACGGACGAGAGCTTTCGGCGCTCTGTACGTTTTGAGCTACGCTGAATTGAACTATGCGCTGTGAGTGCGCAACACTTTACGGTAGTCCTCGTCGATGCGGCAGCGCTCGATGAACTTCTCGAACATCTCCGCGCCCTGCTTACCTTGGAAGGTAACAGTGATGATTGTTTTACCTGCTCGATAGTATATCGGCGTGTCCTTGAGCTCGCTATGCGAGAGCTCTTTACTCTGCGTTGTGAGTAAGAAGCCAGCGTACAGCGGCTCCAAACGTTTCTGGACAGGGACCGTAAGTGTGGTCGCCCGCTCGCAAATTTCCGCAACAATAAATGGGCGCTTACATTCTTTTGCCACCTCGCGCAGATACGCGCGGACAAACGTCGACGACGTGATCGACAGATAGTCCCTGCGATAGTCCCTGCGCGCCTGATCATAGTCGCTGCCCGCGTTGCGGCATGCTTCACCCCAGCTATCGTTGAGCACAGCAACACCCAACGACAGGTAGTCGTCTGTCATCTTACGGATGTGACCTTCGACCTTGTTGAAGGTCCTACTGTCAGATGCTTTCATGGTGCGATGGTCCTATGATTTAATGGTGGAGCCCGCTGGTTTGAACCTACAGCATATTCTGACGTCTCCACCTGCACCGGCAGTTCCTACCTTTCTTGCCTCTCTATTCCTTGCGGTATGTCAGGCGAAGCGCATTCTTACTAATATGCTACGGTGCCTTCTCGTGCGCGCTGAGTGCGCGAATTAGATCAGGGTGCACCTCGATGCATCTATATCCGCCGGGCTGCTCATGACACAACCCCGCGTCAGACGCTCTATGTGCTTTCCTATGAGCTAGACGTGGGGACCACGCCGCACCTACGACACCCTACAACGTCTCTCCGTTGCCGGTCACGCCCCTGAGTATTCGGCCTTTGCTTCCAGACCGTGAAGTGCCGGACGTGCCTCTCGCTGCCTCTGTGCACGGTGCAGCTGGCTAGGCTGCACATCTACTCGGATGAGCTTCAGTAATCTATCTGGTCACACATGCGAAGCTCAACAAGATCATAGGCCCGCCGACTTTCGGGGGGATACCCATAGTCCCTCAACCTGCATGTGATCGCAGCATCCGATCGCTTTTACGCTCCTATGACAGAGCGGTAGGCCACTTAAGCTACGTGCATTTGTTTTGCATGGTGAGCGGCGTCTCACATCTCCGAATGATCCGGCTACAGCCCGGGTCCGGCGCTCTATGCCATTTATGCTTGAGCTACATGCAAACTTGTTACCTCGGCAGGTAGGATCACAGCCTCGAGCTACACGATGCCCTATCTGGTCTACTCATCTGCTTCTGCAGGTTACTCCTGCTCGGTAGAGCCTAAACCCTACAGAGCTTTTTACCGGCCGCTTTCGGATCGTCTTCAGGCCGTGCACCTTCCTACTCTTCCGATGGTTATAAGCTACGAGGTATTCTATAAAGTTATTAAACACCAAAGTCTACGAAACAAGTTACCTCGGCAGGTACGTTCAGGTGTTTCGCCGGGCGCCCAGCTACTATACTTAACCCCTCCTGCATCTACAGCCTACGCGGTGGGTTCTACCACCGCTAATAGGGTAACTGTCGCTCTTGGTTTCGGCACCCGGATCGTCTTGAGCTACGAGGTATTGTGTAGTCGCGCGTGAGTGCGCGCCTTGAAACTATACGACGGTGGAGCACAAGCTGGTCATTACCCCAGCCCCGCTTCTATCACCTTCAAGCAGATGGTAGCTGCACGCTGTCGCTCAGCGTTCGATGGTTTAGCGCGGCCACCGGCGCGGTTTCAGCTAGGGTGCAGCCTCCTATAGAAGCACCGCACCCTAACCAATGGTCACCCGCACCGCGGGCGCCACGGGTCTCTTCAGGAGATCACACGTTGATCTTCTTGTCCACGATCGCAACGGCTTGGGCTTCCGTGTAGCCCAGCTCGATCATCTGCTCGATCCGGTCGGCGCGCGTGCCGTCGGACTTGTACTGCTTGATGTGTTCGGACATGAGCTCCACGATCTTCAGCGCCGTGTCGCTGTTGTCCTTGAGGCCGTGCGATGCTTCACCGGTGATGAGAGCCTCGGTGCGCTTGTAGATCGCCTCCCACTCCTTCTCCAGCGACTTGTCGGCCTTGGTCTTGGTGAGACACGCTTCGATGGCCGCCTCGGTCAGCTCGCTGTCGCTGGCCTGCTGCTCGCGGGCGACGTCGACGAGCGCGGCGAACATCGCCTTGGGCTTGAGCTCGGCGTCGGTCATGCGCTGGTGGATACGCACCACCTTGTCGCCGATCGCCACCGGGTCGCTCAGCGTCGTCATGCAGCCCATGCCGATAATCTGGCGGAGCTTGGACGCATTGGCCTTGGAGCCGCCGGCGGTGTGCTCGCTGTGCTTGCTGTCCATGGCGGTGTACGCCTCATAGATCAGCGTGGCGTCGTCCTTGCCGCCGCCCTGCGGTTTGGCGGTGGAGATCACACCATCAGCCGCGGCCCTGAGTGCGCGGAGCCCCAGCCGGCCCAGTGCGCTGGCGCCCTCGCCGGACTGCTTGCCGAACTTGTTGATATCCTTGAAGAATTCCCGCTTCATCTCCTGCTGAGACAGGGGCTGGTTGCTGATCTGCGGGCCGGTCGCCTGCTGGTTCTCGGCCTGCGAGGGCGCGTTGGCGATGAACGCTTCGTTACCCGGCGGGGTAACCGGCACATCGAGGAGCTGCGCCATTTCGTCCTGAAGCGATTGCTGTGTCATCGGCACATCGTTCGGGCCGGGCTGCGGTTCACCCGCCTGCGGGGCCAGCGCGTCGAGCGTGGTCATGGCGACGTCGTCGGACGGCAAATCGGCGTCCGGGTCCTCGTTGACGTAGCCCTGCTCTTCCTCGTTGAGCTCCTGCGCAACGAGCTCCACCTGCCCCGTGTCGTTGTCGACAATGGTGCCAAACACCGGTGTCGGCGTCGCCGGCCGCGGGTCGCGCCGCAGGGACGCAGGGATTTCAAGATCGATATCGCCAAGGATACCGTTGGAATGTTCAGTCATGCTTGCCTCTTATGGTTGGCTGGTTTGACGCTTTGCGTTCCCAGACCCATCACCGTGTCGAGCACGGAATTAAGCATGGGGAATGACGCGCCCCAAGTCGCGGCTATTACCTACAGCTAGGCCAAGTTTACGCCTATTGGAAGGCGCCCAATCAAGGGAGGGTAATGTGGCGTCGAGGTGAGTGCGCGGGACGAGAGCCCGACCGCCTGACCTATCCAGCCGGCAGATTTATAAGGCTGCACCAAGTGCGAGGGTGCTATGTGTAGGGTAACGGTCGGCGCTCAACGTTCGCATGTCCTCCGCCCGATAGGCACGGCCTGACACCTTAGTCCTTATTGCGCCGCCGATCGCCGGGCTCACCCCGGCACGATTTGCATCACAGCACCTCCGTTGTAATTGGCGATCATTGTTCCAGTCACGTCATCAGTGGGGTCCGGTCGCTCCCCGTTTGCCCGGTCTCTCAACCATTGTAGGCGTGCAGTAACGCCTCGTTATACGTGCAGCTACTTGCGATGCACCTCTTGGCCGATCAACTTCTCGATCCTCCTATGGTTCGATGGTTAAGTTTCGGTGATCAGACCATGCTTGATGCAATAGTTAAGGGCGGCCTGCTCAGGCGTGGCTCCAGTACCGCAGCCGCACGGACCATCGAAGGATGATGGATTGCAGTCGGCGTGGCCGCATCGCCATCCTACGGGATCAGGCTCAAACACAGCACCATGCAACGTTGCGATGGTCACGAAGTAGTCCTCGCTCGTTGTCATGGTTCACTCCTCACGAGCGCCTTGCTTCTTGATATAGTCCTGCAGCGCAGCTTCTGGCGTCTCGCCGCACCCGTAGCTATCGAGCGGTGTGGCGAGTGAGTTTGGGTCTGGTATTCCGGGCGGATAGCAGCGCCACCAACTTCCTCCCCATGTACCGTACGCGTCGGTGCTATAATCCACCAGCACGCAGCCTAGCATGGCAGCTCGCGCCGCGGCCAGCTCTGTTTCAGCGCCCATAGCCCGACCTTCCGATGGTTACCCCGGGCGTCAGCACCACACGATCTTGGCAAGCTCGCGCTCGCTGTGCCGGCGGACGTTGGCGAGGCGATATTCGGCGTCGCCAATCCAGCTCATATTCTCGAGAGACCGCAGCGCGATCCGCGCCAAGCGAACCTGCTTGACGTGATGGTTGAAGAGCCAGATTGTGTACATGGTGCGACCTTCCGATGGTCAGATGTTTAGCGGTAGTGATTTGCATCCATGACGTGGGCGCGCTCGGCGTCGACCTGCCGCAGCAGATGTTCGAGCTGCGAATAGTGCGGACCGGACGTGTCGATGCCGCGGACCTTACGCACGCGCTTGCGCGCCGGTTCGAACGAGTGGCACAGGCAGAACGAGAATTGCAGACGGCCCAGCCGCAGGAAGCGGATGCCGCCGACCTTCTTGCGACGGATGTTGAAGAGCCTAGACATTGCTGGTGTCCCTCCGGATGAGCCGCAGAGCCGCGGCATTGACCCTGCATTCGGGATTGGTGCCGTCCCACTGCACAATGCAATGCGAGATGTAACCGCGGCAGTATCCGACGAATGTGCCATGCACCTCGTTGGGCTTCTCATAGAGCGGAGCCACGCGGTCGCCGGGCAGAAAGTTGGTGGGGTGAGTGCGCTGCCTCATGGTGGTCCTAGCGCGGAGTGTCCGCTGGTTCGAGGTAGTCGATGCGTGTCTCAGTCTCGCGATCGCCGTCGTCGAAGAACCATAGCACCACCGCAGCAGGATACTTCGGTGCGCCATAGAGGTAAGCCCGCTCGCGGATAAACTTCCCGCGCGTTGCTTCCGTCTTGGGCCGCATGCCGCTGGAGTTCTGCCGGGAGATACCAAACATGGTCATCTGCACGATATCGCCATGCTTGAAACCGTACTTGATGTGAGACACGGTCCGCGTGTCGCCGCGCTTGATGGCTTGTTCGAGCATCTTGGCTTGGAACAGCGCATCGCGGTGGTCGTCATGTTTGGACATTCGATGGTTACCTCGCAGGGTAATTAGGGCGCACAACGGGTGTTGGGACAGCACTGTTTAGTCAAAGCAAAGTTCCGCTTTGCCACAACAATGTGGCGAACTTTAACTCTGACCGTATGTGTGTCGAAAGTATGGCGCGTACCTAATTACCGTGAGAGGTATAATTGCTCGCTATAGAATTGGAACCCGCCACGTTTGGCATGGCCGAACTATAGAGTTAAATAATTAGCTGCGTTGATGTTGCTATGGTTTTATCAAAAGCTATATTCTAGGGGCAAAACATCACGCGCGGATTTCGAAGGCGGTTAGATGGTTTGACGGCGCGGAACCGTCAAACCACCGTGCCTCCTTTTCTTATATATACATATATTACTTTATAGAATTAAGCGTAAGACGATAGATGAGGGTGGTTCGGTTCCACTCCTCGCTGCCGACCATCAAACGCTCACGCCGAGCTCGGCAAAGAACGCCTTGCGATCGTCGCGACGACGCTCAACCATCGCACGCTTTTCGGGTGACAAGCGCGTGCCGCTACGTCCGCGCAGCTTGCACGGAACATAGGACGGCTTCATGGGCGCGAGGTACTCACGCACCTTCTTGACTTCAAGGACTTTAATCTCATCGACGGCCCAGCGCTGCTTGACGCCGCGCGCCGCGTTGTCGCGAGCTTTCTCTTTGGTGGTCTTACCTTGGAGGTTACCCAAAGCACGCACCTTGAGACCGCTCGACACGCCAGCCCTAGAGCCAGCGTGTTGCGATTGCGAACGTGACCATGTTGGCATGATTAGTCCTTTCGGCCGCGGATAACCCACGACCATGCAGCGACCCAGTTACGGGCAGCTTCGATGAATTCACGCATGATAGTCTCCCAAGATTAGATGGTGTCAGCACTAGGTGGGTTCAGACATTGGAAGTCCTACCCACTTCAATGGCTAGTGCTGGCAGCATCCAACCTTGGCATTGGCAAAGGATGCTGTAGAACGATCGGCCGGACGTCATCTTGGCTAGTTGCCCTATTCACTCCGGTTGCTTTCGTCGGTTGGTTCGCATGATGTTCAAGGTAGCCGCATCATGTTATGTCACCGGCTAATCACTAGTCGCCAGCATGTTCGGACGCTTCGATGGTTTGATCGTTCTATTGTTCCCGATATTACGGGTTACTCACTGTCAAGGTCGGTATGTTACCCAACGAGGTAACTCCATCGCCTTGGGGCGGAGATGCAGGTAGACCATGATTGTAAGTCTTGGTCGACTAAGGACGTGGCTTTATAATTCACCCGGTTCGTCCAGCCTGTGAGGCAATCCTCCGTGGCGTCTAAGCCGGGGCGTTCCTACACTCAAGGCGTGGGGACGTTACCCGGCGGGGTAAGTGGACAGGCCGGCCCCCCGGGGGTGGCATGGTTTTATTGGGGCCCCTGCTCATACGCCTAACCATAAAACCATCCCACCCCCCTACCCTTTCGCACTGCACCATAAAAAATAATTACCCCACGAGGTAACAACGTCCCGCCCCCAAAAAAAAAAAAAAAAAAAAAAAAAAAAACGGGGGGGAAGAAGCAACACCCGCCCCACGCCCCCCCCGTGTCGGGTTTTGGGCTACGTCCCAGGGGGGGGAATGTGGGGGGCTTAAGGGGGTATTTCAAGTGTTGTATTTTTGCCACAGTTTTATTTTTTTTTTTTTTTTTTTTTTTTTGGGGGGGTTTTTTTTTTTTTTTTTGGTTTTTTTTTTTTTTTTGTTGGTGGTGGAGGGGGGGGGGGGGGGGGGTGTTTTGTGTTTGTGGTTTGG